GACACGTCGCCGATGTTTACCGCGCCGCTGTTAGAGCCTACGTTAAGGTCTCCGGTAAGTGCCGTAGACGATACGGTGTTCGCGCTTGTAATTGTAGCGTTGCCTGTTCCGTTTACGGTTGTCGCTCCGCTTACTGTCGCCGCGCTGAGGTTGCCTCCGTTGAGTGTGGCGTCGAGCGCGCCGAGTGTGCCTGTCGCAGTGACATCGGCTTGTGCGTCGCCGAAAGTCGCCGTTCCAGATACGTCGCCGATATTTACCGCACCGCTGTTGGAAGCTACGTTAAGGTCGCCAGTGAGTGCCGTAGAAGACACGGTGTTTGCGCTTGCGATTGTCGCGTTGCCCGTCAGATTGTCGAGGCTCAGGTTGCCTGATATGTCATCTGCGGTGAAATCGCCCGTCGTATTCGATACGCTAACATCGCCGACAGTATTTTTCGTAGAAATTTTGCCTGTCGAATTTGTTATGGCAATGTTGCCGGTAATGTCGTCAGACTTGAACGCGAATGCCGACGGGTTGGAATCTCCCGTTGTCGCTGTCGCGTTGTCGACGGTTATGTTTCCGTTGCGGTTTCCTATTTCGACCGCAATCGCCGTACCCGATGCCGACTCGGCGGAAATGTTTTTCGCGCTGAAATCGGCGGCGGCGGTTCCCGCCTTTACCCCCGTTGCGTTTCCGGCTGTAGATACGACTTTTATGCTTCCCTCATTTTCAAGAACGTCTACTCCGACAACCCCGACTACGTCGCCGGCGCCGCTTTCAACGTTAAGTGCCGCCCCCGAGTCGACGGTCAGCTTGTTTGTAGAGCCGTCGAAGACAACCCCCTGGGCGGTGTCTTTTATTTCGGCGGTTCCCTGAACCTGCGCAGTGTCAACCGTGCCCATCGATAGGGATGGGGTTTGGTCGTCCTGCTCCCCGTTGGCAATCGGAGCCGTGCGTATCGACGTTCCGAGGTGGGATACAGTAGATGTACCGGGATCATACGTCCAACCGTCCGCATAGACATTCGCCGCAAGAGCGAAGAGCAATGGAACGGAGAGCGATATTCCTCGTTTCTTATTCTTGGTCTTTTTCATTTTCTATCTTAGTTTGTAGTTTGGTTTATACATTAATAAAAAGAACGCATCTGCGACTCGACATTCATAGTATTCAGAATACCCATGTGCAAAAAATTCGCTAAGGCATTGATAGGCAAAATTTATTTCCAAGAGCTTTCGAGTTAGTAGTACCGAAAAGAACAAATCGAATAATTCAAAGCCAGCCTATTAGCCTTTTTTATTCAAATACTTACAAAGTATTTTAGATCTTTAATGTTGACATGGGTATTCTGAATACCATGGACAAGGAAATTATTTCAGCAAAAACTCTCTTAAAGGGTACGGGTATATCGTTATTAGATGCGGCAAGGTTGGTAAGAAACATTCTCGATGCCTTGCCGAAAAACTCCAGTATTGCGCCCATTCAGTTTTGCGCAAAAGTAATCGAAGTTGGCAAGCGCAATATTCGTTCCAAAGAAATGCGATTTAGCGAAGGATTTTTCCTATATTTACAAACAAAAGGAAATCTGCGGCCTGAATCTTTAAAAGACATTCGCTATCTCGGGAAACGTCTGATAAAGTCAAATCCTAAGCTTTCCAAATGCAATTTTTCCGAATTTAGCGTATCTGAATGCGAAAAATGGCTCTCTCAGACATTCTCCACCCCGAGCCAATTTAACAAGGCGCGCACGATGCTTCACGGCGTGTTTGAATTTGCTCTCCGCCGCGAATGGTGCGACAAAAACCCCATAAAGCTCATAGAGCGCAGAAGAATTATTGAGAAAGAAATATCTTCCCTTACATTCTCGCAGATTAAAAACCTCATAAAAACGGCAAAAATGCCCAAGCACAAAGAATGCCTGCCTGCCATCGGGCTTTTAATGTTTGCCGGCGTTCGCCCGAGAGAGGTGCACCGGCTAACGTGGAAAGACATAGACCTTGAAGAAAATTCCATAACGATTCATTCGCTTTGCTCAAAGACAGGAGGCGTACGTCAGGTAGAGATATGTTCATCATTGAAACGCTTGCTCGCGCCTTTTGCAAACGGTCAAAAGAATGAAAGAGTTTGTCCCAAAAACTGGCAAAAGCGTTGGCGGGATATTAGGAATGACTCTGGCTTTAAAAACGTGTGGGTTCAGGATATTTTGCGCCATACCTACGCAAGCTACCATGCAAAACGTTTTAAGGATCTTCCGCGCTTGCAACTCAATATGGGGCATTATGACCTTTCGCTCCTGCGTTCCAGATATGTAAATATGCGCGGAATATCACATACCGACGCGAGAGATTTCTTCAGCTAAGTGCCACAAGAAAATCTCTTAGAGTTGCCGCTTTCACTTGGTTAAACACAATGATTTTACCTACTTTTGTATCTTAGTAAAATGCGTAATATATCCATAATAATCTTGACAAATGGGATTGTTTTGGGTTATAATTACGCCACTATGGCGAAGATTACTAAGAGATATTGTGAAGGTAGAAAATCACCCTATCAACTGTTCTGGATTGAAGATGGCGTAAGGCATTCAAGGTTCTTTGAAACGGAGGAAGCGAGGGACGATTTTTTAAGGCTTAATGGGCACTTGGATAAACGCTCTTTTGAGGCGCTTTTGGGAATTGACGAAAATACCATTTCGGACATCTCCTACATTGAGTCTATCAGAGGGAACGTAAGTTTCCGCGATATGTGGGAATTTTGGGCAAAGAACCACAAATCAAGGCGCGTATTAACTCTTTGGGACGCTTGCGACGAATATCTGCGGGATATGCGCAAAGCTGAAAAAGCCAAGCCCGAACATATAAGGCACGTCCGACGAGTCTTGGAAGTTCTTGTTGAATCATTTGGCGATAGACTCTTACAGGATATAAGCCGCAATGAGTTGGAAAATTGGCTAAAATCTCTAAAATTTGCTCCAGTCACAGTAAAGAATTGGAGGTCCAATATAACTGCCGCTTGGAACTGGTTTGAGAAAAACGAACTAATTGAAAAGAACATAGCCAAGGGACTTGAATTGCCCAAAATTGAAATGGGCGAGATTGGAATACTAACTGTGGAGGAAACTGAAAGATTATTCCGAGCAAATGAAAAGATAGATCCAGAAGTCTGCGGCTTAATGGCACTGGGGCTATTTGCGGGAATGAGAACGTCTGCTATTCCGAGGGTTGAGTATAATGAAATCACAATGCGACAAGGAATTTTAACGCCCGCTGAAAAGACCAAGAAAAACCGCAGAAACTATATAGAAAACCTCCCAGACAATCTCTGGGCTTGGTTGGAACGGACGCCAAAGTCTGCCTTTGGGTGGTGTGAACGCAAGTGGAAAAAGCGCCGAGAGAGTGCCCTGCGCAGAGCGGGATTGCTCGTGAATGGGAAACAGTTAAAAACTCCAGACGAGAATGGCAAATTCCCACAAAAGAGGATACCGCCCCACAATGCTTTCAGGCACAGTTTTGCAAGCTACCACGTTGCTTGGAAAAGAGACTTCCAAGATACTGCTTTGATAATGTCCCACAAAGGCACGGACATACTCTTTAAACACTACCGAGGGGTAGCGACTAAGGAAGATGCAGAGAGGTATTTTAAGATATATCCGACAGAATATAAGAAAAAGAATGTGAATTAAATATCTGGATAATTAAAATCTTCCGTAGATTTTATTTCATCACCTACTTCAACAAAAACTTCGGAATGCGAACGATGTTGCTCATCTCGACTTATTAGCCTAAAGTTTACGATAATATTACCGTCTTTGTAGCTAAGAGCCGTTTGCGACTTGCTCATATTGAAGAATTCACGAAAATCCTTATTTAGTCTTTTGAGCGAAACCCTTATAGTATTTTCATCGGTATAATTTAGATGTAGGCGATTATTTGCCAGTTTGTAGAGAATTTTCCAATATGAATTTACTTCTTTTGTATTATCATTTCGGAAAATCGAAACATCACAGTATGAAAATCGCATAGAGTCTTCCCCGAATTTTATAAGGACCTCGTTTGCGTTAATAAATTCCATAGAGAGTTTCGCAAGCGTCCGAATTTCTGGTTCACGACCAACGGCGGACTTCCAAGAATAATAGCCGTCTTTTCGTCTCATTATTCTTGGTTGCTCGATGAGTTTTTTCCATTTGCCGATAACTTTAAAACCATTTTCAGCAAGGCTAATGCAATCTTCAAAAGAAATACATTCCCCTTGATGTTTAGATACAAAATCTTGAACGTCTCCCGTAATATTGCCTAAAGCTATTACAAGAGGTTTTTGTCCGCCATACCAATCAGACATGGCGATAACAGCTTTATAACTGTCAAAAAGCAAAAATACGCGAAAGTCCGCCCTTGCGGCGATAGTACCCAAATAGAATATACCATCGGAATACGGAGAGTTGGAAACTGTATTATTGGGATTTAGGCAATGCGAGATAGCTTCGGCAAAGCCGCGTCTATTGAGCTCTAACTTCAATACATCTTTTGAAGTTAGTTCAAATTCGCATTCCTCACCGATTGCATACCAATGACCGCACACATTTCTTAGTTGGAATTCCTCGTTTCCGTCAGAAAATTCGTTGACAGTTTCACCATTGGCAAAACAGAGACATTGATGCGTTATAAGCCACTTCTTTTTGCTTTCTCCGAGTAAACGAGACCAGAGGTAATTACTGTACGGGAGCGACTTGTTTTGCCTGTACCATTTCAGAAAGCTTCTCATCGGAATTGTCTATTGAAAATCCGTTTTGTATAAAGAATTTATCTACCAGTTCCTCGTCGCAACCATTTGGGAATTCCGAACGGTTTGCCCCCGATAGTTTTACCCTAAATTTAGAAGCTGTATTGCGAAAAGAAAAGAGGAATGTAATGGAAAGAATTTCCACATTTCGCTCCATACATGAGAAAACTTCCTTTGAGACATTATTACGGCAATCCTTTACACAGCCGTTGTCATCCTTATATGTGAATGCGCCGACCTCTACATGTGCAATTTCGTTTGATAGTTCACCGATGGAAAGAGAATTTGAATTACAAAGGTTGTTAAGGTTGTATTTTGCGTTAATTTCATACTTGGCATCAGGCATAAATTCCGCACCGAATATTTTGCAGTAATTGCGCTTCAGAATCTTTGCGGAACACTTTTTAGTAAATATCGAAATTTCTCCATTCAATAAATTCACGCGGATAATATCGACAAGCTCTGGGCGGAATGTATGTACTTTTTGTTCATCAACAGAATTTTCGCGGGTCTTGGGCGCTCCGTGGGAAACGCAATAAAACGCGTATTTTCCCATGAGGTGGACGTATATTTCGATATACTTGGATTTTCCGCAGGACTCGAAATAAGAGGAAAGATTTTTCTTCAAGTGAGTAATTTGTTTAGGTGAAAGCGGATCTACTCTTGCGAATACCTGAGGTCGGAAATGTTCATAAGTATGCTGTTCTTCAGCAAGCCGTCTTGACGCTATAAAATTACATCTCTTTATACTTTTCAGAACGAGTTTTGCCGCTATTGCGTACACGTCATCTGTTGGTAGGGTTGGAATGCCAAGAGAATCAAGTTGGCTTACAATAGCTTCATAGAGTTCGGGTTTAGCTATCGAATGGAAGGCATAAAGCCTGTCCTCGACAATAGAATCGCAATTTTCATGAAGATAATAGGCGAGCTTGGAATATTGGAATTTCGCCTTACCTTTATCGTCAGTTTCCCAGAGTTTTAGGGTTTCAAGTTCTCCTTTCATAGGGGTTAATAGCTCGGCGAGGTCATCGACGTGAGCCTTGGTTAGTAGTGAAATTGATATAAATGATTTAATTGAAGCCATATTTTTTAGAACTGGTTATACGAGCCGACATTTTTTCCAATGTAAAGCTCAGTTTCGTTAAAACTAAATATACCTCGGAACGAAAAAAGGAGGTGGTCGTTGCGCCTTGCGGCCGCACACGCCTAAGTAGGCAAAATTTGACCTAATTAGGTGGGCAAACAGTTTCCCGAAAGCCGACATAAAAAGCCGATACAGAATCCCTTTTACGACTTTTATAATTTCTATCTATCGAATATTTTTCCCATTAGTCAATAAGTTTTTAATATATTTATAATTATGCAAATAACAGCAGGTTATTGCATAAAATGGAGAAAAGGTCTAATTCTCATTAAAGGGTACAAGAGAAAGTCCCACTTGAGAGCTTTCCATTGGACACGCTTCTTTTAACTATCGCATATTCAATAAGTTAATTTGGGTACAAAAGAAGCGAGGGTACTGTACCCAACCGTTGGGTGCGGCGCGAGTTCAACAACAAAGAACTCTCAGCGTTTCACCCAAAATTTTAACCCTACTCGTGTCGCTAAGGGGAAGCGCTTCGGAAAGCAATGGAAGCGAAAAGCGACAGTGAGATTTTAGCAAATCGAATATTGCGGCTTGAGGAAATAGTCAGGGCGCAAAACGACCTGCTTATGACTCTCTCTGAGCGGATTGGCGACACCTTCGCAAGGCAGGCATTTTCGGTGAAAGACTTAATGGACAGGTGGAATTGTTCGGAAACGTGTGTCCGAAAAGTCGTTAAGTCCCATAGGCTGAAACTGCTTCGCGGGCCGAATGGCAAGCCGCGTTCTCCTATTGCGGTGCTTAGAAGTTCTGTTTTGGAGTACGAAAACGGGAACACACTGTTGCCTGTTTCGAGAAGGAAGACAAAACCCGCGCCTACTTGGTCGGAAAGACCTTATCTTCCCAAGCCTGAAATTCGCAAGTGCCACTCCGAGACGAGAGTTCGCAAACTCGGAGAAATCTAAATGCAGATTAAAACAGGTAAAATAATGCGCTCTCAAAGGGGCGTAATATATGGTTGCGAAGGTGTTGGCAAAAGCACATTTGCATCGAAATTCCCCAAGCCGCTATTTGCGGACTTGGAAGGCGGAACGGCACATCTTGACGTGCCGAGAATATCCGACCTCAACACATGGGAAACATTGCTTTCCTGCATAAACGAACTCATAGCCGACAAGCAAGGCTTTAAAACTTTCGTACTCGATACGGCAGATTGGGCTGAGCGCTTGTGCATTGAATTCCTTTGCAAGAAGTACAAGAAGACCGGTCTCGAAGACTTTAATTACGGCAAAGGCTACCAGTATCTCGCGGAAGAATATGCGAGAATGTTGGCAAATCTTAGCAAGTTGCAGAATTCGGGAATGCACGTTCTTGTCTTGGCGCACTCGACAATAAAAAAGCTCGAGTTGCCCGAGGAAAACGGAACATACGACCACTACGAGTTGAAATGTTCAAGGGGTGTATCCCCGCTTATCAAAGAGTGGGCTGACGGACTGTTGTTTGCAAATTACCGCACATACATACAGTCGAGCGCAAGCGGCAAAGGCAAGGCCGTAGGAGGCAAAGAGAGAGTTCTCTACACCGAGCATACATCGTTTTGCGATGCAAAGAACCGCTGGGGACTTTCGGGAGTTTTACCGCTTAGTTTCGATAGCGTAAAGGATATATTCAGCACCGAATTTTCTTCTTTGGAAGAACACGAAGATAAGACTTCTGGAAATCTTGAAATTAGCGATTCTCCGAAAGCGGATATGGCGCTTCTTGAAGCGGCTATGGAGTTTTCGGCAATTTCGCCAGATGAACTGAACGATTATCTGAGGGGTAATAATCCGAAGCGCAATGCGCTCATAAAAAGCAATCAGACGTACAAAGACCTATCAGAGTCTCTCCTCGCAAAAATCGCGGAGGAAAAGAACTGGGAGAAGGTGGAAGCTTATATTTCGGAAAGGAGGGCTAAGTAATGAATACCTCCGATAACGAAAGATTGGATTGGAATTCCGAAACTTCACAAGAGGCGAAGGAATTTACGGTACTTCCAGAAAACACTGTTGTTGACTTTACCGTTGTTGGATTTGAGCGGGCCACCACCGCAAAAGGCGACAATATGGCAAAGCTCACGCTCAGATGCAGAACTTCTGACGGTTTGGAAGCGACGTTGCGCGAGAACTTGGTGCTTTTGCGCAGGTGTGAATGGAAGATAAACCAATTCTTTACTTGTGTTGGGCTTCGCAGGCATGGCGAACGTTCAGTTCCGAAGTGGGACAAAGTAAACGGAAGTAGAGGCAAGGCTCGCCTTGGCATCGAGAAATGGGAGGGACGAGACGGAAAAATGTATGACGGGAATGTCATCAAGGACTATCTCGAACCCGAAGCGTCGGATAATGACGATGAGGACATTTTCTAAGGGAGGTTTGCTATGGAAATCGTATTCAATGTTGAAACCGACGGACTTCCCCGAGACGAAATTCAGCACCTCATGCCTGAATTTTCCGCTCCGAGTAATTACAAGGACGCAGAAAAAATACAAACGTGGAAAGCGAGGAAGCAGGAAGAATGGTTCTTGGACGCACCGAGTTCGGCTCTCTCTGGGAGAGTCATGGCTATTGGTATCCAAAAGCCAAATCAAACCCCGCTTGTAATCATAGATTCCGATGAAGCCGATATTTTAAGGCAATTTTGGAATTACTACCGTTCAAATGCGGATTGCAAGTTTGTTGGGTTTAATATCTACGCTTGGGCCATTCCCTTCTTAGTAAGGCGTTCATGGGCAAACCGAGTTATAGTGCCGAAGATTCTCAATGGTCGCTACCTTAACGGCAACTTCATAGATTTGTTGCAAGTCTGGGGGTGTGGGACATTCGAGAAGGCATCTCTTGGCAACATAGCGCGATTCTTTGGGATAAAGCGCAAAGACGAAGAAATAAACTTCAACGCAATGTGGCAGATAAGCCCAAGTCGCGCTATCGAGAAGCTAAAATCCGACGTATTGTCTATTCGGCGCATAGGCGAAGCTATGGGTGTTGTCAGGGAGGAGGATTCCGATGAATGGTAAAATCATAATCGGAATAGACGCGGGTGTAAACGGAGGATATGCAATCCTCCACCCGCACCCTCTCTGCGCGAATGTGGCGGACGCACTGAACGATATACAGTTCTTCGCTGAGGCAATGCGCAAACTGAAGGAATATTCCCAAAAGTGCAATATTCCTTTGAAGGCTTATGTTGAGCAAGTAAGCGGCTATATAAGTTGCAAACACGCCCAACCCGCAAGCCGCTCCTTTGTCCTCGGCAAGTCTTACGGAGAAGTAATCGGTATTCTTATCGCTTTGGAGATTCCCTTTAAGACGGTGACTCCCCAAAAGTGGCAAGGAGAAATTTTGCCCGAAGTGAAAGGATTGGAATATAACGAGCGAAAACGCCGCCTTCGGGAACACGCATACAAGCTGTATGCGTTCTTAAAGCCGACCTTAAAAATAGCCGACGCAATCCTTATTGCCGAATACGGAAGGAGGGTTTCCAATGGAGCTTAGACCGTATCAGCAAAAGGCGGTGGATTCTATTTTTAAGTCTTGGGGTGAGTTCGACAAAACATTGCTTGTGCTTCCCACGGGGTGCGGAAAAACCGTGTGTTTCGCAAAGGTTGCGGAGCGTGCGTTAAAGGACGGGGGTAAAGCCCTCGTCCTCGCCCACCGTGAGGAACTCCTGACACAAGCCAGAGATAAAATAGCCGCTGTGACTGGGCTTTCTTGCGCATTTGAAAAGGCGGGAGAATCGGCTATAGGCAGTCTTTATCCCATTACTTGCGCTTCTGTTCAGACGCTAATGCGCGAAAGTAGGCTTAGGAGGTTCTCTCCAGACCATTACGGAACTATCATTGTTGACGAAGCCCACCACGCATTGAGCGATTCATATCAAAATATTTTAAGGTATTTCTCGTCGGCAAAGGTGTTGGGCGTGACGGCAACGCCAGATCGAGGAGACAAGCAAAATCTCGGGAAGTATTTTGAGGACATCGCCTATGAATACTCAATTCGGGACGCCATAAAAGAGGGGTATCTGTCGAAGATACTCGTACAGACAATCCCGCTTAAAATATCATTAAAAGGCGTAAAGACAACGGCGGGAGACTATTCTGCCGATGACTTGGGGTCCGCGATAGACCCATATCTTGAGGAAATCGCAAAACACATTCCAAGAGAGCGAAAGACGTTAATCTTTCTTCCGCTAATTGCCACATCTCAGCGAATGGCGCAAATCCTAAAATCGCTTGGGCACAAGGCGGAGCATATTTCGGGAGAATCGGGCGAGAGAAAGAAAATTCTCGAACGCTTCCACAGTAGCGAATGTACAGTGCTATGTAATTCAATGCTTCTTACCGAAGGTTATGACGAGCCAAGCGTCGATTGTGTCGTATGCTTAAGACCAACTAAAATCCGCTCGCTATACGCCCAAATTATAGGGCGCGGAACTCGAACATGCGAAGGCAAAGAGAATCTTCTTGTCTTGGATTTTCTATGGCAATCAGAGCAACACAATCTTTGCCACCCTGCTAACCTCATTGCCAATAAACCAGATGTTGCCGAGCAGATGACCAAAATAGCCGAAGGCGGCAAGTTGTTCGATTTAGGCGAGCTTGAGCAGGAAGCAGAATGCACTGCCCGCCAAGAGCGCGAGAAATCCTTAGCCGACGCAATAAAGGCAAATTCGCTAAAGAAAAGCAGGTTAATAGACCCAATCGAGTATGCGCTTTTTACACACGACGACGAGCTTCAAAGCTACTCGCCGACTTTCAAATGGGAGCGTGAAGCACCTACGCAAAAGCAGTTGCAAGCACTTGAGCGTTTACAGTTCAACCCGAAGGCAATTCAAAGCAGAGGTTTTGCGTCATTACTTTTGGGGAACGCCATAAACCGACGTTCGCGCAATCTCGCAACGCCTAAGCAAATAAAAATTCTCAACCGCTTTGGCTATAAGAATGCCGAGAGTTTCGGATTTGATTTTGCCACAAAACTAATCACAGACCTCGCAAATAACGGCTGGAGGAGGAAGCAATGGAAAAAAATATAAGCGAAATTTTATCATTCCTTACACAATCTCAAGTTGACGACTATGATACTTGGCTAAAGGTCGGCATGGCTTTACACGCCGACGGGCAACCGTGTTATGTATGGGACGAGTGGAGTAAAAACTCCCATAAATACCAAGAGGGAGCGTGCGAGAAGCATTGGAAAACTTTTGGAAATTACTCTGGAGCGAATGTCGGGATAGGTTCAATCGTACAAATGGCAAAAGACAACGGCTACAAGCCCTCTGACGGCTTTTCTTGGAACGACCCTATCGGACGTTCAAACGGGTGTGAAAACGCCCTTAAAGCCCCAAATTTGGAGTTAAAGGAATATCTGAGGGCTTTATTCAGGCCGGGTGATACGGTAAATTTTGTAGTAAGCTCGTTTGAAAAGGACGGAAAATTCCTGCCAAGTGGTAAAGGCGCCAATAAGTCTTTTGAAGAACTTATCAAAGCCTGCGACACTTACGAGGACATAGGCTACATTCTTGGAGATTGGAATCCCAAGGCTGGAGCTTGGGCAAGAATTAACCCAATGTCGGGAGAAGGTTGCAAGAATTCCGATGTAGAGGAGTTCAGGCATTGTTTAATCGAATCCGATTCACTCCCCAAGGAGGAACAATTAAGAAAGATACGCGAATTAAATCTGCCGTGTTCTGCCCTTGTCGATTCTGGAGGAAAGTCGATTCACGCCATAGTAAAAATCGACGCGGGAAAAGATGAAAAGCTCTATCGGGAACGGGTATCCAAGCTTCACGAGTTTCTTGCAAAAAACGGTTTTCCCGTAGATAAGGCCTGCAAGAATGCAAGCCGCCTATCGCGAATTGCCGCAGTCACCAGAGATGGAAAGCGGCAAAGGCTAATTGCCGTAAATATTGGTATGCCATCTTATCAGCAATGGCAGGATAATTGCGATATTGGCAATGTGATTTCAAATACGATCGACGATTTTTGGAACGCAAACGCCAACGATATGTCGGACTGTCTATTGGGATTTCGCTTCTTGTGCACACAATGCCCTTGGCTGATTGTGGCGGCTTCTGGCGTCGGGAAATCCGTTCTGGCTATGCAGATGTCCATTCTCTTTGCGACAGGCAGAGACCTGTGGAAATTGGAACCCCACAAGCCGAGAAAGGTTATCCTTATACAGGCGGAAAATAACTTTCTCGACCTTGTAGAACCCGCCCAGTCAATCACGCGCATATTGAACCTGTCTGAACAAGAAAAGGCTGATTTACGCAAGAATTTCCGTGTCGTATCCGATGACACACATTCTGGAGAGGGATTTGTGCGATTGCTCGAAAACATCTGCGAAAGATACAAGCCTGAAATCGTCATAGTTGACCCTCTAATGGCTTATATCGGCGGGGATATTTCCAAGCAGGAAGTATGCACAAAGTTCTTCCGAAATGGCATAAACCCAATAATCCACAAACACAATGTCGGCTTGATTGTCCTGCACCACACAGGCAAGCAAAAAGCCAAGGATTTAAAGCAATTCGAGGCGAATACCGACTTGGAATACCTCGGAATTGGCTCGTCCGACATCACGAACTGGGCGCGTGCGGTGTCCATTATCATGCCGTCCCGCCACGATAAGAACATCTACGAGTTTAAACACGTCAAGCGCGGAAGGCGCACAGGCTCCGATCCTGTAATCTACCTGAAGCAAGGTTCAGACCATAAGGACATCTTCTGGTATATCGCCGAAAAGCCCGCCAAAGTCGTAAGGACCCAAAAAGGAGACGGCAAATACAATCCCAACACAAACCCCATTTATGAAAAATTAGGGTTGGAACAGATGTCGCCTATTTCAAAGACGAAACTCTTTGAACACATCAAAAACAAGCTGGCAAGTTTGGGCGAGCCTTGCGCAGATTCTGACGTTCAAAGAATCTTCAACAATACCAAAAAGACCTATATGGTATTTGACGAAGTATCCAAACTTTGGAGAGGCAGATTATATATCCCAGAAACCGCTTTTAATAAGCCTACCGAGGGAGGTGCGCTATGATTTGGGGAAACGGTGAAATTAGCGCAATTTCGTTTCTCCGTTTCTCTGGGGAAACGGGGAAGCGGGGAAACGGGGAATATTATTTTCCCTATCGCACCGTTAGTGGGGAAACGGGGAAACAGGGAGAGTATATATACCGTAGGTATATACTCCCGTTTCACCGATTCTCCACAGGTGCGAAAGGTGCGGTAGGCTCAAGGCAGTCTCCACCAAATTCACCGCTTCACTTCGGAGGTGCGCTATGAGCAACTACGAGGACGAATACCAGAAGTGGGTCTCGAGCTTATCTCCCAAAGAAAGAGCCAAGCTCGTGGCTCAGGGCCTCGACAAGCCGCTTATGGACGACTACAAGCTCGGCACACCTGACTCCGAAGTGGCGTTTGCGACTATCGGCGAGGAATTCGACTACGACCAGTTCGACAAGGAAGAGCCAATTTCGGAAACTCAGGTTGACGACAAGGCGAAAGCGTATGGTTCGCTGTTGCTATGTTGGGTGTTTCAACGGCTTCAAAGCAATCATTCCGAAAAGAATTCCACTCTTGAGCGGGATACCTTGCTGTTTGCTCTTGGGCTTGAGAACCTTCTCGTTCTGAAAACGCAGACTGCAATCGCCAAGCGGTACGGCATCACTCGCGCGGGCGTATCCTCCAGAGTGAAAGCTTGGCAAAAGCTTCTCAAGATAAAGCCGTCAGCCCTTATGAAATCCGAAACGGCGTGCAAGTCTTACCGAAAGGCTCGCCTCGCCAATTTGACAAAGCAACGATAGGTATGGAACAGGAAACTTCTATCGAAAAATCAGAAATGCCTACCGAGCTTTCCTTGGCGATTGCTCGCATTAACGAACTGCACGCTCAAGCTGAGGAATTAGCCCAAAAAGCAAAGGAAGTAGCAAGCAAGACAATCGAGATTGCTATCGAATGCGGTAAGCTTCTCATTGAGCAAAAGGCAAAAGTCGGGCACGGGAATTGGGAAAAATGGTGTAGAGACAATTTAATTTTCGATATACGAACAGCTCAACGCTATATGGGGCTTTTTCGTAAAACTCGTGAAATAGAAAATAGCACCAACTCTGAAACTCTAAATGATAGTAGCGTTAGTCCAAAAACGACACAAAATCAAAATGTGTCGTTTTTGGAAATAGCCAAACCCAAGAATATTCGCCAAGCTTATATCGCGACAGGTATTCTGCCCGAAACGCCAAAGCCTGACCCAGAGGATAAAATCGAGCCTCTTGTTGTCCACGTCAGGCACATCGATTTCATTGTGAAGTGGTATCGCGACACGGTTGAGAATAAGCCCGCCAAAGACTGGAAGTTCATAGAGCGCGAGGCCCTCATAAACGACCTGACGCCTCTAATGGAAATCTACAACGAGCTGATAGAACTCCAAGAGAATTGCAAGCAGTAGGTTTATGCAGGGTGGTCTAACGGTAAGACGCAAGGTTGACTCGCCTTTGCATACGCAAAGCGTCTCGCCCTTCGGGTCTTTTGCCTTTGGCAAAATCTCATTCGCGCTTTGCTTGAATTCATAACCTTGAGATTGGCGGTTCGAGTCCGCTCCCTGCACGCATAACTACTTTTTGACAGCTTTATAAACGTACACAAAATTGCTTTCTACTTTTTCTGCAAAAGATTCTTGTAATGAGGTAGCAATTTTCGCTGGTTTTAAATCATCTGCATGTATTGAGAACCCATGTTCTTCTAGTTTCTTTTCTATATTCCTTGCAACTTCTTCATCTGAACACCTCCAATACTTAAAGTGTTTACATGTTATCCCCTTTTCTCTTTCATGTTCGCTTTTCCTTCTATCGGGATCGTTTGATATTCCAGCATACCAATGATGATTCGTCTGGAAATTAGGATCAATTTGACGTACATAGTCTATTATTTTTTGCATAATTAACAAACCTTCTAGCTTTTTTAAGATTTTAACCATAGATTCAAGTTTAAAAATTTAACATCTGAATGCAAGTATTTTTTAAGGAATCTATTAACCAACGACATACGGCAGGGACGTTCGGCAGACCCGTTTCTTCTTGCGAATGGCATTTTTGAAAAGTTCCACATAAAAGTATAAATGAGACCCGCAAACCCTCTATTTTGCTAAGATTGGGGGGCTTTTTTATAAGTGGAACTTTGGTGGAACTTATGTGGAACTTTTGACAACTTCCGCTTTTTATATGGAAGAAAACATCGGACAAAAGATATTAAGCAAAGACCTTGAAAATATAGTAAAAAAGGTCGCTTCGGGAAAGACTCTTACGAGTACGGAACGCGCCATAGTGGAAAAGGCTTATGGCCAAAAAGAAGAATCTGTGAAGTATGCCGAAACTACAACCGAGCTTGCGGATATTCTCGGTGTAGCAAGACAGACCATAAATAAATGGCGAAAAATAAAAGGTTCTCCCAAACCTTATTCTAACGGCAAGCACAGTGTGTCAAAGTGGCGGGATTTTGTAAGAAAACACGATTTAAAAGAGTCGGACTCTCCCGAAGACGAGGAGTTAAAGACCCGCAAGCTATTGGCGGAGGTAAAGCAAGCGGAAATCAAACTCAAGGTAATGGAAGGAACGTATGTTGCCATTGAGAAGGTTCGCGAAGTATGGACTGCCCATATAGGACAAGTACGGCAAATCTTGGAAAGCAGATTTTTAAACGAGCTTCCGCCAATTCTTACAACCCTCGATGCCGTACAAATTCGGGAGAAATTGCAGGAGGTACTCGACGAGACTTACAAGGCAATCTCTATCGCCGCAGACTCGATAAAAGAGCCTGTGGAGGTCGAGGATTCTTAGTAGTCCTCTGGAAAAAGCAGAGTGGTTGCGCTTCTGTCCCACTCGGTTATTATCCAAATCCTTCTGCCATCTGGGAGTTTGTATTCGGAGAGCAGCCTTTCGCCGTTTTTGAGAGCCTCATCATTGCTCTTCCAGTCTTCCTTGCATACATCGCCCCAATCTCCATTTGCGTAGCGGATAAGATAAGGAAGCATTGAAAATCCCTTCTTTTCGCAGTAGTTTGCAAGCGTCGTGGTTGCAACTACCCGCCCGAAGTCGAATTTGCTTTCTATTATTGTTTCCATATTATGCCTTTATTGCTTGGTTAATTTGAAGTGTTGCGCCTTTCTCTCTCCCCGCACGGTAAGATGTTGCGTCCATTCTCGTACCCTGCCTTCTCCGTGATTCTCCTATCACTCTGAAAGTGTTTTTGATATAAACCTCCAGCTCATGTTCATTGTTTGATAAGGCCAGTTCATAGTTTTGGCGGGATTCTTCCCCCTCTCCAGAAAGCGTATCTTTTTCGGCTTGCTCCATTCGCTCGTATATTCCGCACCTAAGCCCGAAGTAGTAATCTGCCTTGTTTGGCCTAAAGCAGGTATTTTTAAATTGACTCGCGTGCTTCGCACCGTCTCGCCCTTCGGGTCTTTCGGCTTGCGCCGAAATCTCATTCGCACTTCGTTTGAATTCATTCCAACATTTGAAGAATACGTTTCTTAGATAGCCGTGGACGTATTTTGCGATTTCAATATTTTCGGAAGTCCCAATAACCACCATTCCAGAATTTCCGTTATATAAGATTTTCACCTTGTAAAACCTGCAAAGTATTGCGGTTATTTCCGTGTCGGCAGGATTGAGAACCGCCCTTGAGAAGAAGTATTCGTGTTTTATCTTTGATGCGGGAGTATCGTTTTCGATATTCGCCATAGTGATATTGTATTTTGTCATAAGCCGTTGAGCCATTTCCATTGCTCTTTCGGCTTCCGCCTTACTTGCTCCCTTATCCTTGGAGAGAGTTAGAAGCTTTTGTATTCGTTTTAGGATTGATTTTTCAGTGTCCATATTCTGCTATTTATAATTCCCAAGTGGCTATTATTACGTTTCCGCATTCATCTATGCGGGGAGAAGTTTTAAAAAATTCTTCGGTTATGTTGTTTAAAGTCATCTGGAGGTTTTGGTCTCGCTCGGTATTGGAGTCGAAGTACGAAATATCCAAATTTAGATTTGTATTTAATGTCCAAGCCTTGCCATAGAGCACGTCGTTGTGAACATTCTCCAATCCGTAATGTTCCAAAACTTGTATCGCCATAGCGTGTTCAGCTTTCCAGAATTGTATTTTTAGTTTCTTATTCATATTTTGTCCTTTAGGTGTTTATCGTTCTTCTATGTCATTGATATTAACACACTTGGATAATATTTGCAATGTTTTTCTTTGGTTTTTTATGAAAAAAAGATAAAAAATAATCTTGAAATTTCCGTACAGAACACCTTCGCAAAATGATACCTTTCAACCTATTGCAAGTGGCTGCATTCACCCATTTTCTGCGAGGTGTTAGCACAAAAAATGCAAGAAAAATCGTAATATTTTTGAATAATAAAAACGAAAAAAACCTAATATAAATGTTGCAGATTTTATCGAATTATGGTAATATAAACGACATAGGAGAACCAAAATAAAAGGAAAAAAAATGAAAACTATAACAATAACAGAAGAACAGGTCAAACAATACAAATTACCCGCCAAAGCTGTGGGCGATTGGTCAATCGTTGAAAAAGGCGATGGATACAGTCTCCTACACCGTTTAAAAAAGGACGGGACTTTGGGTAGTGATAGACCTAATAATAAAATCAAAATAGACTCGGAAGTTTTAAATAAGCTCTCCGCTTCGGATACAAAGGCAATAACAGGAAAGACTGAAAACGGAGAAACTGTTGTAATAGCCAAGACCAAGCATATTGATAACGAGCCTAAAGCCGATAAGCCGACCGAGAGCAACGTTGCAATGGGTGATGAAGAAATGGCCATAGGCACCCGAAAATCGAGGTGGATAGCGCAACTTGTGGAGCAAATGAAGACGGAACCGTTTACCGCAGGATTGCTTGAGAAAATGGGAGATTCTGAATTTGTGAAGCAGGTTCTTGAGGATACAAATCCAGAACGCCAAGGTGGAAAAGCTTATAGCTCGATAAGTTCGGCTATGAGAGTATGGAATAACCGCATAAGGAGGGGTGAATATGCCTACTAATAAATTCTACCACATACTCTGTACAAGCGGAGACAAGGTGGTTTACGAAGGTAGGTTTCAATGCGTTTCGCGTTCGGCGGCAATGAAACTTCTAAGGGAGAAGGTAGGCCGCCAGAACCTCTATGGCTTAATTTACACAGTGACGGAAATCCCGATAGAGGTTTTAAGGGAGATAGTTGATGCGCTAATAAAAAAGAAACCGATAACCGAAGGCGATATATGTTCCTATAAGGAGACGCCGACTATAAGCCCTACATATGCAAAGATAAACTCCTATAAGCGTAATCCAAATAAGCCCCAAGGAGTAAACGGAGTAAAACGCAGACTGGGAGATTTCTAATGATATACCTGCTTGACCTAAATTATACGCTCGTGGACAAGGAAAAGGACGCACCAAGAATTCGTCCTATGGAACTTCAAATAGAGCTTGAGACCTACCGCCAATGGCTGATTGATATGTTAAAAGGTAAATATGTGATTCTCACTACGGCACGAATGCAAAAATACGAGATATTTACCCTAAATCGAATATACACTAAGACGAATTGGCTGCCCAATGAGAGCTTTTTTTCTATCTTTAGGCATTTGCCTCACATAAAAAAGGAGTGGATACTGAAATGGCGAATATTTCCAAAACACGGAAATAATCCCGAACAATTCTTCGCAATAGAGAGCAATCCCAAAACCAGAGCTATGTACGCCAAGTATGGGATAAAATCGGCTCCCGCGATAGACGATTTCGGCAACAGAATTTCAATATAGGATTTTGACAAAATAGTCTGTCTATATGGCAGACGAAAATAAGGCACGAATTTTAGCGGACGGAATTGAAGTATGGTGCGCATACGATAAGCTCGTAAAAGTTGAAGAACTTATCCCGCACCCAAAAAATCCGAATACGCACCCGCAGAATCAGATTAAAATCCTTGCGCAGAACATACGTTATCACGGTTGGCGACACTCGATTGTAGTTTCAAAGCTAAGCGGTTATATTGTGGCGGGGCATGGTCGCTTGGAAGCGGCAAGAGAACTTGGCGTTAGTATAGTGCCGGTCGAATATCAAGACTTTGCCACCGAAGATAACGAGCTTGCAGTACTTGTGGGAGACAATCGACTTGCAGAGCTTTCCACGCTCGATTTAAACGGCTTGCAAGATATTATAGACGGATTCAAGGAAACAAATTTTGACACAATTCTTGCGGGCTTTGAGCCGACAGACCTTGACGCCCTTTTGGGCGAACAAAAGCCCGATTTTGGGGACGAAAAAGAAAAGGAGCTGTCGCAGTCGGAAGTAACGATTCAGGCGGGAAACTACCGCTTCAGAATGTCGCAGGAAGACTTCGGCATTTGGATAGACAAGCTCAAGCAGGAAGTAGGCTTCGACAAGGAAGCGGTAATCGCTGAAATCCGCAGGAGACTTGCAATATGATAAAGATTGAACCGATTTCCGCCGTAAATCCCTCAACCTACAATCCGAGAACCGCAGACCCGAAGCGGCTCAATTTGATAGAACTTTCACTCCGCAAGCTCGGCTTTATCGCTCCGATTTATGCCGACGCCAACGGAGAAATCCTCTCAGGGCACCAGAGGCATTTTGTAGCAACTCGAATGGGATTAAAGAATGTGCCTGTCTTTAGAATTCCCGCAATGGAATTACAAAAGCGCAAAGCTTTGAACATCGTATTTAATCGGGCTACAAATGACGGAGATATTTGCCAAACACCTTTAAAGGCTAAGCGCATACTGGAAACTCTAAATCTTTCGGAACTCGCCAATAGTATTTCAGATAAGGAGTTGGAAAGCAAAGAGTTCTTCCGTTGCGCTTATCCTTGCAAGGTGTCTGTAGCTAAACTTTGCAAAATAAATTCTGGGAGGTGGATTCAATATGCAAAGAGCATTGCAAGAACTCTGCGCAAGGCGGGAATTATCATGCCTATCGTTTGCACACCCGACGAAAAGGTTATAAATGGCATAGGCAGACTTGAAATGCTTGCGGAATTAAAAGCCGATACGTGCGAAGTAGTTTATATATCGGAAGATGAAGCAAAGTTTGCAGATGCTATGATGAATCTGCTGACAATGGATTTTAATATCCACGAGAGATATGAAGACTTGCTAAGGTATAACTCGTTTCGACGAGCCCGCAGAGTCCGCGAGGAATTGGGACACGGATTTGTATTCGCCGTTCACGGAAAGAATCCTTGCCACACCTTTGATATATTTAACCCCGCGCAACAGGCTAAATGGAGAAAAGAGCACGGAAATACAGTTCTTGATTTCGGCGCAGGACACCTTACTGAGACGAATATATTAAATGCCGCAGGATTTGATTGTACCCCTTTTGAACCCTATCATATCGGAGTTTCGGAGATAGACAAAGGTAAGTCTTTGGAAATCTCAAAGAAGTTTTTAGAGGTTGTGGCAAGCGGTAAGGAGTTTGCGAGCGTATTTATTTCGAGCGTGCTTAATTCCGTGCCTTTTGCGAAGGATAGAGAGCATATCGTTTGTATTTGCGCTGCCTTGTGTAGGCCATTTACAAAGCTTTACGCTTGCGCCTCAAGCACATCGGAAACTGGATATAGGCAAGTAAATGGCAAAGCCTTCCACAATGAAAGCAATGCGGGAAATATAGCCTTTCGCTTAGAATATGAGTCAGGCATTCGTATTGGAGACTTTCAAGACAAGCCAAAGGTCCAAAAATACCACACTAAAAAGGAATTTTACGACTTGTTTTATCAGTTTTTTAGGAATGTAAAAATATCGGAGATGAGCGGCAATGTCTGCGCAAAGTGCGAAAACGTTAGGCGCATTCCGTGGGAACGCATAGAGGAAGCCTTGCGTTTTGAGTTTGACTTGCCTTACCCTGACGGTAGCCGTATGGGATTGGTTGAGGAAGCAATCACCGCATTTAAACGTCGCTATGAAATATTTGGTTGATCTGAACTACACGCTTGTGGGCAACTCCCCCAAATGGGGAGAGCCGCGCATTACGCCGTTTTCAAGGCAGATTGAGCAGGAGACATATCGCCAGTGGCTTGTGGACTTTCTGAGGGACAAGTACGCAATTCTCATTACGGCACGTCCTGCCCGATATAGAGAACAAACCCTTGAAAGGATATTGTCGCAGACTGGTTGGCAACCGCAGGAAGCTTATTTCGCTGAAATTTCCGCACCGCCGCCAGAAATCAAGGAACATCTGCTTTTAAATTACATTTTCCCGAAACACGGCAGAAATGGCGATGATTTCTTCGGGATAGAAAGTAATCCAAAAACAAGGGATATGTACGCTTATTATGATATTAAGTCTTTAAATGCGGAAGCCTTTAAAATGGCAATCTGATGATAATTAGTTTTTTTGACACCTTGTCGTCTTGTATGGAATTGCATACGGACGACAGGATTATTTCAAGACAGAGCAACTGGGTGTTCGACGAACACGTCGCGCCCGAATTCGACAAACACGTCAGAAAGAGCGTTCCTAATTATGTACACGTTCAGGAACTGGCTGAAACGTTTTCAGACTGGTTTACATATCCCAATTCCACGGTTATAGACTTTGGAGCGTCCACAGGAGAGACTCTGCGCCGAATAAAACGCCGCCATTCAAAGGCGTTAAATATCATCGGCTACGACAATTCTCAAGCTATGATAAATCAGGCGAAAACAAAAGGCGTAGACATCACTTTTGCCGACCTCGAAAAGCCGTTTGTCCTGCCCGATTTTTCCTACGCAGTTTCGCTCTACACTTTGCAATTCCTGCGTCCATACGCTCGTAATGCCCTATTGAAGCGTATATACCACTGCTTGGAAAACTGCGGTGGAATGTTCGTAGTCGAGAAAGTACTCGGCTCTACCGCACAAATGCAGGACATCTTACAGCAGCTCTATTGGGAGATGAAAGCAAAGAACGGCTTTAGTTCCGAGCAAATCATAAACAAGGCGAAAGCCCTACGCGGCTGTATGTACCCGAAAACCGTTGCCGACAACGAGGCGGAATTTAAATCAATCGGCTTTAATTCCGAAATCGTTTTCAAGGAATCGCAATTCTGCGGTTGGCTTTTAACGAAATGAAGCTTCTTCGGGATATTCTCAAGGACGCTTGGACTCCCGCCGACCGCAGAGAACCGTGGCGTTGGTGCGAGGAACATATAAAGAGCATTCCGTACTCTCCAATGCCCGGACCTTTCAGGAGCGAAAATTCGCCTTGGATTAGAGAGGTTATGGAAGCGATTGTTGACCCGAAAATCCGCCTTGTCTCAATTATTGCCGCTGTTCAAAGCTCCAAGACTACAAGCCCAGAACTGACGCTTTGCTACATAATCGCGAACCTGCCTGGACCCTGCTTGTGGCTCGACCAGACGGACGAAGACGCAAAAGACGAATCGGAAAGCCGCCTGCAAAAACTCTTTGAAAGTTGCGAGCCGGTAAAAAAGCTATTTCCCAAGAACAAAAATAAACAGCGCAACTGCACAATCCACTTTTCAAATGGCATGACGCTATGGCTACTTGGCGCATACAATAAGACCAACCTGCAAAGGCGTTCAATTCGTTGGCTCTTTGGAGATGAAACTTGGCGTTGGCCAGTAGGTCATATGGCTGAAGCGGAGGCGAGAACAACAGCGTTCGGTTGGCTCGGCAAGTGTGTTTTTATGAGTCAAGGCGGAGAAGAAGCCGACGACACCCATCGCAAATTTGAGACTACCGATATGCGGGAATGGCACTATAAATGTCCAAAATGTGGCAAATACGTTCCTTTTAGGTGGGAAAATATAGAGTGGGACGACAATTATAAGGACGAAAACGGCGAATACGACTTTGCCAAGATAAATCAAAATACCGCCTTAAAATGCGCTGAATGTGGGGAATACTTTGAAGACACAGACAGAATGAGGCGGATTCTCAACAAAGATGGAAAATTCATTCCATTAAATCCGAATGCCGCCAAGGAGAATGTAGGCTTTCACTGGAATGCTCTTGCTTCTATGTCTTGGGGAAAACTTGCAGAACTGTATCTTAGGGCAAAAATCGCCGCCAGAAAGGGCGACAGTTCTTTGCTTCAACAGTTTTACCAAAAACGTCTCGCCCTGCCTTGGAAAGAATTTGCCGAAGACTACCGACTGGAAATTGCGTCATCAGGATACAATCAAGGGGAATTTTGGAGCGAGGAAGGAGGCTTCAATTCCAAAGGCGAAATTATATCCCAGCCATTCTCCGAGGGAGAATGTGTCGCTCCATTGCGGATAATGTCGGTTGACGTACAAATGGACCATTTCTACTTGGTTGTGCGCTCGTGGAGTCCGCAAGGTTCAAGCCGCCTATTATGGCATGAAAAGGTTTTAACATGGGAAGACATAGAGGATATTCAAAAGAGATTTTCAATACTGCCAAATCTCGTTTTTATCGACGCAGGATATAATTCCTACGAAGTTTATAAGCAGTGCGGCAAGCACCGTTGGATAGCTCTAATGGGAGACAATAGAGCTAATTTTGTTCATAGGCTACCGCAAGGTAAAAGCGTCTTTAGGTTTTATTCTCCAGTCAAAAATATCTTTATATCTCGAGAAGTTAAGTGCCGTATGCACTTTTGGAGCAATTTAAATGTAAAAGATACCTTAGCCCGTATCCGAAGGAATCAAAATCCTGAAAATGGAGCGACTTGGGAAGTGCCTACGGATATTTCCGAGGATTACCTAAAACAGATGGAATCCGAACACCGAATTAAGAAAGGAAATTCGTGGATATGGGAACAAATTGGCAACCGTCCAAACCACTATCTTGATTGTGAGGCGATGAATTGCGCAGGTGCACTGATGTTGAAGATTATCGGCAACGACGCAAAAGGAACTGAATGATTTGACATTCGCCAATTTAATATGGCGAATTACAACTATAAACGCGGCTATACTGTTGAAGAACTTGAGGTACTTCTTGTACAGGTTAAAACCGAGCGCGAAAAGTATCTTCAGTCGGCTTCCGACAGCGGAAGTTCCTATTCCCGCATAGCAGCTGCTGAAATCGAAAAGAAATTTAACGGCATAATGGACGCATTGGAGCTTCTCGCGCCCGAAAAGTACCAAAAGACAAACCGCAGGATTTCCCTTAGCGGCGTATTCGGAGGGGTTATACAATGAATTTCCGCCGAAAAATCGCCAATTTGTTTTATGGGATTGGGCACGCCTTTGAAGCGGCAAAAATCTCTCCGTCCCGTGGCAATCCCAACACCACAAATCCGACAGACGCAAAATACGAGCTTACTTCATACACGAGAAGCGAACTTGTCCGAAAAGCCCGCTATCTTGAGAAAAATTCTGGGCAGATTCGGGGAATTTTGCGCGACCTGAAAGTTTACGGAATTGGCAAAGGGATTTACCCGAACGCCAAAAGCGGCAACCACGCTTGGGATAAGCAAGCGGAAGACTTCTTTTTCAGGTGGAGTCGGCATTGCGACATCACAAACCGCTTTTCTTGGAGAGAGTGTCAGGCGATGATACTCCGCGCCCTGATTATCGACGGTGAGGTTTTCGTGATAAAGACGTTCAATGCGTTCAATGTCCCGAAAATCCAGATAATCGAAAGCCACCGCCTTATGTCTCCCGAAACTGAAAGCAGTCCTTTCATATCGGACGGAATTGAATTTGACCGCTACGGCAGACCCAAAGCCTACTACTTTATCATTGGCGAAAACAGAGAGACAACGAGAGTTCCCGCTTCTGCGGTAATTCATATTTTCGACCCAGAGCGTGTCTCGCAAGCAAGAGCATATCCGCACATTCAGCACTCGATAAACGACGTCATCGACCGTAAGGAAATCCTAGCCTTGGAGAAAAAGAAGGTAAAGGCAATTTCCGACATCGTCCATATCCTGAAAGGCGGTCAGGGAATGAGTCTCGACGGCGATTACAGGGTGGACGTCGGCAACCGACCTGAGGGAACGTCAACGGAGGCGTTAAACCAAATTCTGGGCGGAAAGAATATCCGCATAGACCCCGATGAAAGCATAGATGTTCACGAAAGCAATATTCCCTCTCCGACATTTTCTGGATTTTTGACGGAACTCGACCGTTCGGGAAGTCTCGGCATTTTGCCTTATGAATTTCTTATAGACCCGTCGAAAATCGGCGGAGCGTCTGTAAGGCTTATCGCCTCAAAGACGCAACGCTACATTGACGATATGACACAGCTAATCGACGACCGTTTTAACGACGCCGTATGGTTCTTCGTAATCGGTTGGGCAATAGACAGCGGGATATTGCCGCTTCAGAACTGGTGGTGGTACGCCACTTGGACACACCCCAGAAAGCTGACAGTTGACGCAGGGCGCGAGGAACAGCAAAACCGAGCAAACGTTGAAATGGGCTTAAAAACGCTCGAAGAAAGCTATTCCGAATGCGGCTTGGACTTCGAGGACGAAATGCGCACAAGAGCCGACAACGCAAGGTTCATTATGCGCTTGGCGGGAATTCCCGACAGCGAGCCAATACCGCTTTATATGCTCTACAAGGTTAACGGAACTCAGGTTATCGAAAATAGGAAAATAGGAGAAAAAGGTAATGATGACGAATAACATTTTTTTAAACGGAATTTGCAGACCGTGGAATATACACGCAGGTACATTTCTTGCGTTGTCGCTAAGGGTATTGGCTGACGCAAAAGGCGCGGACTCGCTTTCTGGGTGGCGCGAGAAGTTTTCGCAGTTCGTGCCACAACGCCAAAGTATGGCAATAGACCCTAACGGGATTGCCCATATCTCCATTCACGGAACGCTTTTCAACAAGGAAGCCCCTTATTTTGTGGCGGGCTATGGCGGCACGGATTATGAGGAAGTCCTGCAAGACATAGCGGTGGCATCAAAGGAAGCCAAAGGGATATTCCTAACGGTTGATTCTGGCGGCGGGCACGCTTGCGGGAATGACAAAGTGGCAAAAGCAATATCGCAATGCCCCAAGCCTGTGTTCGCCTATACGGACGGAATGTGCTGCTCGGCGGCATACGCGATAGCAAGCGGAGCGTCGTATATCTGCGCTTCCGCAGACGCCACTGTCGGGAGTATAGGAACTATTTTGCCGCTAATGGACGTTTCGGGATTGTGGCAAGCATTGGGCGTAAAGCCTGACTACATTACAAACAAGGAAGGCACGCTCAAAACCGCAGGATACCCGCCGAGCCAAAACGACGACGAAAGAGCCGCTTTACAGGCGGAGACTCAATCGTACTTCGAGCTGTTTAAATCACACGTTCTGGCGCACAGAAACATCGAAAAAGAGGATATGCGGGGTCAGGCTTTCGTAGGCGCAGAGGCGTTTAGACGGGGGCTTGTTGACGATATTTGCGACAAAAATTCCGCCTACGACAAATTAAGAATTTTGACACGGGGATAAAAAGTATATGGACGAAACCAATAAAGAAAAAACTCTTGCCGAAGCCATTTCGCAAATCGAAACGCTCACGGCGGACAAAACAAAGCTCGATTCCGATTTGGCAACCGCTTCTTCGCGCATTGCCGAACTCGAAAGCGAACTTAACGAGACTCGGGAGAAATTGACGGCTCTTGAACAAAAACACCGAGACATCGACAAAGAAGTCTCTTTAAAAGTTGCCGAGATTGCGGCTCAAAGTGGGGTTTCTCCCATTGAGGCAGATGCAAACGGCGGCGAGGAGGAAAGCCTTGAAGAACTCGCAAAACGCATTGACGAGGCGCAAGGCGTAGAAAAAGCAAAGCTCATTGAATCTAACTACGACCGCATAATGTCGGCGTTGAAAGGAGTTTACTAAGTGAACACTATACCATCAGCATTAAGGCGTTCGCTAATCCTCAAGTCCGCGATGGAAGCATTCAAACATAAGCTTATTTCGTTGGGTTTGTTCTCCACTGTGTTGCGCAATGTGCCGCTTGAAGGAAACAACGAAATAGACATTCCGTATATTCCGCTTGCGACGAGTGCTTCAAAGGACTTTGACGGCACCTACAAGTTTGACAAGGGAGATATGGAGTCCCGCAAAATAACGGTTAATAGACGCAAGTACCAGTCATTGACCTACACTTCCGAGGAGAAGGCAAGGCAGCCCTATTTCGACCCAATTACTTTGGGGAGACTAAAGGGAGCCAAGCTTGCCGAGGACGTTCTTTTGGACATTTTAAGTGTCATCACTAAGGAGAATTTCGGAGACGCAATTCTTACACGAAACGCCGCCGATTTCGACACAGACGACATAATAGACCTTGAGACGAAGATTGACGAACTCGAATGGCCAGACAGTCCCCGAGGAATGCTTCTGAAATCGTCCTATATGGCGAATGTTAAGAAGGACATAAAGACTTCGGGAGGGCTTTCGACATTTGGATTCTCGCCTTTGGGAGAACTTCCCAATCTTATGGGCTTTTCGTTCTCCAAGTTTAACCGCTTGCCCGACAATGGCGAAAAGTTGCAGGGGTTCATTGTCTATCCGTCAGCAATAATGGTAGCTCTTGCTCCGATTGCGCCGACGGCAAATGTGATGAAGCAACTGTCAACCTATACGACCTACACTGACCCGCAGACTGGGCTCACTTTTGAATATCGAGCTTGGGGCGACGCAGACACCGACGCTTCAAAAGAGATTATCGAGTGCAACTATGGGTTCGGCGTTGGCGAAAAGGCGGCACTCAAACGTATCGTATCTGAATAAGATGAACGCATTTATTACGATAGGGTACAAGAAAAACGGCAAGTCGGAGATTCTTTTGAGTCCCGACGAGCCTTACGCCAAACATAGGCAACTGTTTAAAACCCTAACAGGAGACTATACAGACGTCGAAGTTTGGTCTCGCGCTATGGGTAAAATCAAACAGCGCAAAGTCAAAACTTCAAAAGTTGCCAAAGTTTCAAAAACTTCAAAAGAATCAAAGGAGTAAGAAATGGGAGAAAACGACATTTTAAGAATCAGACCCGAACATACGCACGGGGGCGGTTTGCAGATTTGCGACGACGGCTCCGACGGAACCGTACAAAAGCTCGGCTTCTTCGGAGTTGCGCCCACAGTGCAGAGGGCAAATGCAAATCAGGCCAAGCTTGAAGACTCGGCGCAACTTGCGCAAGTGATTGTGCTTGTCAACGAGCTTAGAGAAGCCCTCGTAGAAAAAGGACTGATAAAGGGTTCGGCTTAGGATTGGGTTGTTTCGTATTCACTGGGAGCTTTCGGGAGACTGGAAGCTCCCTTTTTATTATTGATAAGCATTATACTTTATGAAATATATTTTTAGTATGACATTAGAAGAATACAGAGATAGTTTAATCAAATTAAGACAGAAATTTTTAAAAGAAGAATCTACGCTTGGGACGGCATCGTCTTCATCAGCTTACTCAAAAGTTATTGATGAAATCTTAGATTTTATCAATGAAAGAGCTCACCATAGAATATCAGAAATTAGAAATACTAAAATCGAAAATCCCATACGAATTGGAGATTCTTTTGACCTGCGTGAAAATATAATTAGGAACAATCGGAATGAAACATCCGTAGAAGAAAATTTACCATCGTATATCAAGGAAACATTTAATAGGGAAAAACTCTTAGCTCTAATTGATGATGAAATATTTTTATCATCTCCCATAAAAGAAAAAAAAGAATTAGCTATAAGAAAGATCATAGAAGCAAGGAATTTAAATAACGAATTTTCCTATGAGTTAGCTAAAATATTCTGTGGAGATAATCCTAATTTTTTATATAGATCGAGCTCAAATATAACTTCTTTTTTTAAAGAAGCTGGCTTTAATTTTGTCCATGATGGGAGTACACGTTCAAGGTGGATTGAAGGTAAAATAAAAGAAATTTCCGCAAAAGATATATATGGAAAATGTTTCACCAGATTATTCAAGACACGAGATTTTGAGGCATTGTCGAAGAATTTAAATAAAAGTTTTGACGATTGTGTAACGATTGCAAAATATGAAATAAAAAATTTATTAGATAAAAGCCTCACTTGGGATAATACAATAGATTTCTCAGATGTAATTGGGCTAAATGTAAAAACGGATCTACTGTTTAATAAAAAATCAAAGACAACTGATATTACTTTGAATGATTTAATAGATTCTTCAAAAGATTTTTTTGTTCAAGGCGACTATCAAACTGCTATCGAGAAATTATGGGACGCATTAGAAAGATGTAAGACACTATTAGACAACGATAAGAAAAAATCGGTAAAAATGATAATTGAAAAATTATCAGGAGAAATGGAATATTCATTCTTTGACAATGAACTTAAAACTTTGACCGATATAGGAAACAAATATCAAATTCGTCATTTTGAAAAAGATAAAAAACCGATAGAAGATTTTATGACAAAAGAATATCTTTATTTTAGATTATTATCATTGATAGATTTCATATTATCAAAAATATCTTAATTTTGACATAGCCCATATTCCTATGGGCTTTTTTAGTGAAATCAGAACCGCATTAAATGAAATCTTTGCCGAATTTTCGCAGGACGTTCAATTTAGAGGCAAGACATACAAGTGCATAATTGGCGAGAATGGTCAGCAGGAAGTAGAACTCGAATCGGGCGGGTTTGTGCCTAACGAAACTTTTACCGTAAAGTTCAAAGAAGCGGATTTAGAAGATGAGGCATATCCTTCCATAGGAGAATTGCTCCAATATTCTGGCAGGATTTTTCGCATACATTGGATAAGTACACGCTCAAAACGAGGACAAATAGAAGTATGGGTAAGGAGTGTAGATAAATGAACGGAAGTTCCGCTTCCATTGAAGGGCTACGCCCTTACGCGATTGCTTCGCAATAACGCTATCCCACCATGAAGTTTGAAGTTATTACCAAGAATTTCGAGGACGCACTTGTACAATACAAAGTAGCTTGCCAGAGGGATTGGCAATTTGTCGTAAAGCAGCAATCTCGCATTGTTGGAGAAAAGCTAATAAAATTTACGCCGCCAAAGACAGCTTCAATCGGCAAGCGAAATGTAGCCCGAGACATAGGCAAGGTATTTGCGGATTTAAGCGGCACAACTTGGGAAGATAAATCACTCAATAAAATGTGGAGAGCGGGCAATTTTGAAGGAGTAAAAAAGGCACTTGAGAGCCACCCGAACAAATCCGAAATGCCCATATTTAGATATAAGCGAATATTTAAATCTCCCGTAAGAAACATTCATAAAGCGGCAATAAATAAGAGCGGGAGAGTTCCGAAGAATTGGACTACTCAATATGCTGTTGCGGGGAAAGGAGAGCTTAAAAAGTACACGAGAAAGGCACAACTTCAGGTGGGAGTTGCCAAATCTGGCTGGCTTGCGGCTCTTACAAAGTTGGGAGGAAAGTCCCAGAGCTTTGTGACTCGCCACGGCACTAAGTATGGTGGATTCGTAGATGGAAATAGAGGAGATAATCCATTCTTTACTCTCATAAATCGGGTAACGACATTCCCGCAAGGAGGAACACCCATGAGAATTTTAAAGCGGGCCTTTCGGGTACAGACAAAGGCGATGGAAAACAATATTAAGCGAATTTTAAGCAAGAGAGGAAGAAATTTTTAGCATGAGAAAGGAAATTGAGGATATACTATTTGAATACCTGCTAAGCGCATTGCCAGAAGCAATGAAGCCGATGCTTGTAAAGGGACACAGCACGGAAGACAGGCATATACCGTACATTTCACTCGATGTTGGAGATGTAAGACCGTTTTCAGATATGTTGGAATCCGACGGGATATTTGAGTCTGAAGTAAATGTGGCAATAGCGGATTCAGCCCACGATATAAACTATGATGCCCAATTTTTGCGCATAGCACAGATACGCAGTATTCTTGGGAATTTTACATTGGATAACGAGAAGTATCGTTGTGAAGGATTGTGGTTTGAGGCGGAAAACGACGCCAGAGACGATAATAATTTGGGTACAGTCCTAACGTATAAGCTCGTATTTCAAACCTTATGAATTGACTCGCCTTTGCATACGCAAAGCGTCTCGCCCTTCGGGTCTTTTGCCTTCGCAAAATCTCATTCGCGCTTCGCTTGAATTTGACACGCCTATATTTTGTATGGCAAACGAAGCATACAAATTAAGAGGGACAAAGCAACCGATAGCCTTTGGGGTTGAAAAGCTCGAGGGCTACATAGTTGACGCTACGGAAGACACCGTAGAGGGACAGGAGCTTGAGGTGGAAAACGAGGACGGCAATGTTGTCGCCCACTTTTCAGGTTTTGGGATAAAGTATAACAGGACGGCGAGCGTCATTCCTTTGTCAGACGCAAGCGCACCGAGTCCGGGAGATTCTTTCAAAATTGGCGAGAAGTTTGAGTTCATCGTAAAAAGTGTTAAGAAATCTCGAGCAAGAAAAGACGTAGAAAAGTGGGATTTGTCTGGAACGTACTATCCAGAGGTTCCGATGGAACCGATTAGCTAATGGAATCCTTCTACGAGGCGTTTATAAATTGCGAACACAAGGTTTTAGGCAGGAGACTAAAGCCTTTTTGTTTGCGCCATTGCCTTTATCTTGAAGCGATAGGCTCTCCCATAATGCGCATTGTAAATGGTGAAGAAGTCTCAATATCAAGAAAAGACTTGGAACTTGCCGTAATTATTTGCTCTGCCGACAGAGATATAATAACGGCAATGAAACGTCCGAACTTCGGCTTGAGATTCCATAGATTTAATCGCGGTTTAACGGCGTTTTTAGGGTATTTGACGGACTTTCTATCGCTTCCAGATATGTGGGATAGTTCTGAGGGAGAAAGAGCCATTAACGCGCCTTGGATACTCTCAAGGGCTACGCTACTACTTTCTAAGACAAATCTAACGCTTGGGGAGATTTGGAATATGCCGCTTGGCGAGCTTTTATGGTACTGTGCAAGTTTTGCGGAACAAGAGGGGCTTGGGCAAATACAGTCGGACGAAGAAAAGAAAATGATACTTGAAGCGGAGAGGGTAAAGAATGGCCTCAAGTGAAATATTAGCTAAAATCGGCTTAAATTCGGCTGGATTTAAAACAGGGCTTGCGCAATGCAAACTTGCGGCTAACTCCTTTAAAAGTTCGATTGGGGGAATGTTCAAGAACTTGGGCGGTCAAGTGCTTGGAATGCTTGGGGTATCGGTTGGAATAGCGGGCTTAGGCGCGTTGGCGAAACAGACAATAGACCTTGGCGGTCACGTTGAGGATATGGCGAGGAATTTGCGCATGGGCAAAAGCGAATTTCAGACGCTTGCTTACGCCGCCAAACTTGCAGGCATGGAAGAAAGCCGCCTCGTAATGACGATGAACAATTTGAACTTGCGGACTATTGAAGCTTGCGACGGCAATAAAAGTTATCAAGAGTCCTTTAAGCGTCTTGGAATATCACTACAAGAATTTGCAACGCTTTCCCCTGATAAAAAGATTGAAGCATTAGGGAACGCTTACAAAAAGTCGGGAGAAAGTCTTACGGCATTAAATGATATTTCGACAATATTGGGTCAAAAGACTGGAGCGCAAATGCTCGAAGTACTCGATAAAGTATCCACAGAGGGAATGGGAAAGCTTACCCAAGCTTCAATAGAAGCCGGGCACGTTATGGACGAGGAAACACTTGCCGCCCTTGCGAGGGCCGGAGATGAAATAGATAAGTGGCAAAACCGCATAACTGTAGCCTTTGGCGGATTTTTGGCGGATATGGGAAGTGCTATAGGAAGGCAAAAGTGGGGCTTAATAATTGGGCAGAAGCTCGCTCAAATGGGAGAATTTATCGAGACTGCGTTTCGTGATATATCCAACTATATTTTAGGCACATTTAACACCGTAGGACGGTACATAAATGGTCAATTCGGCAATTTTATTACTCCGATTAGAAACGCAATCACCGACTTTATAAGCTATCTCGGTAATGCGCTTGCTAAGATTGTCGGATATTTTGACTCAGATTGGGAGAGAGCAATAAACAAGGCTGTTAACGCCTTGGATAAGTTGAGGGAGGAATCAAATAAACTCTCCCAGAAAGATAAGGGAAAGAGCTTTTCAGAAATATTCACAGAGGAGATGGCTACTGCCAAACTTCAGAATGATACTCGCAAGCGTTCAGATTTATGGACCTCTGGCAGTGTAGATTGGTACAAGACGCAAATAGCCGAAGCCGAAAGACTGCGCGATATTGAAAAGCAAGCCCACATAGAAGCGGAAAATGCCCGCAAAGCAAAATACGCCGCCGCTGATGCCACACCCGAAATAAAGGACGCAGGGAAAGGCTCGAAGTCAAAATCTAAATCCCAGTATAACGACAGCTCTCTTGCTAAAATCGGAGGCGGAGGTCTTACGGCAACCAGATACGATGTAGCAGAAAAGCAGCTCAATGAATCGAAAAAACAATCGAAGCTCTTAACGAAAATTGCTGAAAATACCGAAAAGCAAAATTCGCAAAACGAGCTTCTTATGCGGTAATTTTTGACAATGCGGCTTTCTATAATGAAAGTACGCTTACAAAACGGAGAAGTTTGTTTTCTTAGGGATTCTGGAGAGAGAACAGTATCGGAGGATTCTGTTGCGACGTGTTCTGCTACTTGGTTTTGTTATCCATATTCGGCGGCAAGCGCAAATTCGCCTATAATAAACAAGTCCGTTCACCCGATATGGAACGGTTTGTATTGCAAATCGGTTTCCATAAAAAAGTACGGCGATGGGGCTTTAATAACTGCGCAATACGAAGGTGCCGAGTCATGGAGTTCAACAAGCGACCAGCATGAAAACACGGTTGAAGTTTCCTGCACAATGCGCGAGGAACCTATTGAAAGCCACCCGAATTTTGAAAGTTGGGCTGGGACTCCTCAAAAACCTAATTGCGGAATATTCGACGAGGACGGGAAGTTCACAGGGTGGAATTCCAAGACAGAAGGCGGCAAGATTATGGCGGGGGTAAAGAGCTACCTTGTCCCCTCATATTCGGGAACTGTGAGCTACATTTCAAAGGGGGTGCCGAGTCTCGGCGGCATAGGAAGAATAGGCGGTGGAGGAGGATTGCCGTCTGTTGGCGGAATGTACCAATGGATGTGCACAGGGATTTCCTACCAGAGTATGTCTGACGGCAATTATAAGGTTTCGGAAACTTACCTTTTAAGCGGTCCAAGAGGGTGGAACAGATATATATACAGCTGACTTTAATCTAAAACTGAAGGGATATTTGCGATAGCAAATCCCGCCTCTTTAGGAATAATAAAAAATGCTTAAGGATTTAGGAAATCAGAAACTCCCGCGATTTAAGGCGGGCGCACCTTTGTTGGAACAGGTCACTGCAGAGCGAATGAACGATATTTGCTCTATGATAGAGGCGTGCCGTTTGCAAAATGGCGTTGGCTACACAATGAATCGTTCAGTTGGCGGAACGACGCTTACCATATTGGATATGGCGTCAGCTTCAAAAGTGAAACTTTGGAATATAAACTTTGATGACAACATATCGCTTTCCGCCTTGGAAATTTCCGCAGATGTTCTTGAACATTTGGAAGATATAGTAGCCGATGTATTGCCAGACACGGAGGAATATCAGAGCAACATTCAGACATATCTAAATCAAGTTATAGGCACTCACAAATCTGGTGAAGCTGGAACAGCCGACGGCCTTTCAGAGAAAATAAAAGAACTCTTTGAACCTTACAGGGAACAGATAGAAGATGCCATACGGGAATATCTTGAATCTATCGACCCCGCCTTTGTGGTGCGAAGCAATATTCAAAGCTATTTTAGTTCACACGACCAAAGTCCACACTCGGGAGATATGATATGGAATGCAAGATATGGTCTTTGCTATGCCATTTTTAAGGAGGTCAAAAATAGCGATGATACTTCTTTCCCAGAGGAAAATGGACTTTACTCGATATTGTTTACAGTCTCCGATGTCCGCTATTTTGCCTTATATCTTGGACCAGTTGAAAACCCGGAAAAATTTTTAGAGACTCTCACTGGATTTGTGGGGAAAACCATAGGCGATGTTGTAGGAAATCTTACGGAGGGCAATGCTTCCGCCTATCTAAATGCCACTGCCGCCGCCTTAAAGGCACTTTGGGACGATATACCAGAGCCGATTCCCGGTCCTATGGGGCCGCAAGGTCCTAAAGGAGAGGACGGTAAAGATGGCCAAGATGGGGAAAAGGGAGAAAAAGGCGACAAGGGGGATAAAGGTGATAAAGGCGATACTGGAGACCAAATAATAGAAAGAGTTGTCGATAGTGGAGCCTATGACGACACCGAATTGCGCAATCTCGTTAAGCAACTTTCGGACTTATTGGATAAACAGACCGAGATTATCAATAACAATATCCAAGAAATTGACGGCTTAAAAATCTGGCGAACTGGCACGGAAGGCGAACTTCGTGCTATTGAAATCGAAATCCAGAATATAAAAACTCGTTTAAGTGAACTCGCGGGAGAAGACCAACGTATATGGGCGGAAATTTCCAATCTTTGGAACGCAATTCGGAATATTCCCAAAGGCGAAAAAGGAGACCAAGGAGAGGTTGGCCCGCAGGGTCCTCAAGGAATTCAAGGACCAAAGGGTGACAAAGGCGACAAGGGGGATACTGGGCCAATGGGACCTCAAGGACCCGCAGGCGGAAGTGGCGGAGAACAAGGCCCTATGGGACCGCAAGGACCAAAGGGAGATAAAGGTGACAAAGGAGACACTGGCGCACAAGGTCCAATGGGACCGCAGGGTCCTCAGGGAATAAAAGGTGACACTGGTCCGCAAGGTCCCCAAGGAATCCAAGGCCCGAAAGGTGATAAAGGAGATGCAGGAGATGTTTCGGCAATAAGTGCATCGCTTGCTTCTCTTGAAAGTAGAATGGCAAATGCCGAGGGTAGAATTTCCGCAAATGAAACTGCAATTTTGAATATGCGGCAAGATATTGACTACGTTAAGCGGACAATAGATTCAGCCGTGAATGTTGCGCTTGTAGATGCCAATGGGAACGTCGCCAATGTCAAAGTATTGCAACACGCGCAAGGCAATGAACTTATGACGGAAATATACTACTTTGACCCCGTGAGCAATATGATGACAGCTACCAAAGTATTTTCAAATGCCTCAAACGCAGTCGTGACGGATTGGAAGCCTACCGAAATTCAGTTCGTTCTTCCGAATGGCGAAAGCGCAAGTATTACGATACTGGCAGATAGTTCCACATTGCAGGCTCTCGGAACGGTATTCCAGTCGGAGGGGTGCGAAGTATGCGAAGGGGGTTCAACCATAGTTAAGTATTTTCTTACGTCCGGCGTGGGGAGTGGCCCTGAGGGGAATTGATTATGGTAAGAATAAAAGCAAAATGCGACGATAATTGCGATTGTCAGACGCGAATTATAGCCAAGTACACAACAAGTCGTGATAATCCAGTTTGGGATTTAACGCCGTACCAAGGCGCGGGAATAGGAATGCCCAATACATATTGGAGGCTTGTTGAGAGAGATTATCTTCTGGAATACAATAGGGGAAGGATAGATGAAAGCGGAACTCTTGTAGGGCTTCCAAACGAATTTAGGTCAACTTATATATACGAGGGATTTATGGAACTCCAACAAGGGTGTTCAAATCCTTGCTGTACGCCAAGTGTTGGTTGTGAAGACGATGTATCGTGGCCATAGGAGAATATGCAATGTTCGATTTTAAAGAAGAAATATGCTCCCACATGCCGTTTATAGCTTATGGGAAAGCTCCCGATTTTGAGCCAAAGGCATTTTGCTGTTTGATGTTAAATGGCAAATGGAAGCTCCATCACTTTTACAATGGCAAGTGGGAACGGGTAAATACAGGATTGCCAGACGACGCCACAGAGTGTTCCCCAACTGCCGAATGGAAAGGCGCTAAATGGCATTTATCATTTATAGCGGGCGGATTTGGAGACGATAGAAGGTATTATCTTTATCGAATTGATGATTTGGACAATCCAATAGCTGAAAAAGTGTGCCTTGCAGATGTAGGCTTCATCTGGAAAAATCAAATCGTTTACGCCACTCGGGGCGGAGAACTAAGCATAAGCGGCATACAAGGCACAAAGAATTTTCATTTTAATGATGTAGAATGGCTTTATAGGGTATCTTACAATCCAGACAATCCTCACGAACTTCTTATATCTGGGCAGAAGAAAGGCGGCTACATTTTCTCTTGGATTTTTAATCCTTCAAAAAAATACCTATATGACTTGTCCGACAATGGAGATGTTGCGTATAAGGCGGCTCTATTTAACGGCAAATGTTATTATGCAAAGCGCGGCAACGGTGGCTTTGAAGATAGACACATTGTAATGGCACAAAACCTGCGAATAAGTGAACTTTCATATGACGATATTGTCGGGAATTCGCAGGAGGCAAATTCGCCGAGCATGCTTAAAATGCTCCAGAACTTTACAAGTGCTACCTTTCGTTGGGCGAGTGCAGGCTTTAAGATAGCAGACGATGAAACCTTGGCAAAACGCCAAGCATTTTGCGATACATGCCAATATTGGAAGGCTTCCGCCCGCCTTGGAATGGGGAAATGCCTAAAGTGCGGTTGCACGTCTTTAAAGCTTAAATTCGATACTGAAAAGTGTCCAGTAGGGAAGTGGTAATTTTGACAATGTGCGTTTTCTTATATGACGCTATACATTGACATAGAGAACAAGAAGCTTGTCCAAAGTATTACCTCAGACCGTTCGGTTTCTACTCCCGTTTTTATGCAGGGAGACAAGGAACCACTGGAAATCTTCTTATTGGAAAAAGGCGAGGACACAATATTTAGCCCAAAGGTCTTGACTGTCGGCACCGACTTCTTGCGGGTGGCCATTGCAAGATTTAAGGGTTACCCCAAATCCTTGACCTATGCAAGCGGCTATACGCTCAATCCTAATGGCGGGGCGGAAGTCTTGTTGCCCCTTAACACAAAGGACATTGAAATAGCCCTCCAAGAACAGGAATATATTTCCGCCTTTTTGGAGGTGGAATATTCCAATACCGACGGCAGGGTTATCACTGTATTGCAGACTGCTTGCAGAGTAAAAAATGACCTAATCGACAATGCACCGAGAGTTGAACTCCAAGAGCAGTTTTACGACAAAGTCTATGTTGACGAGGTGTTTTCAAAGAAGTCCGCAAACCTTTCAGACTTGGCAGACAAGGCGGCTTCGCGCACAAACCTCGGCGTATATTCAAAGTCCGAAACCGATGCTAAAGACGCATTGGCCTTAGAAAAGGCGTCCAATCTTTCGGACCTTGCTAATAAAGAGACTGCAAGAAGCAATCTCAGTGTATATTCAAAATCTGAGGTCGATTCAAAGCACGAGCTTGACCTAAAAAAGGCTGAAAACCTTTCCGATTTGGCTGATACAGAGCAAGCAAGATCCAATCTCGACGTCCCGCAAGTTTGCGAACTTGCCCCTTTGGGAAGTTCGGGAATAATCTCTCGGGGTTCTCTTACAATATCGGGTTCATACGGCTATGGGATAGGCGACGACTTTCCCCAAGGTGAAAAGAAATGGACGTTTCTAACTACATACCTTTCGAGAGACAAAGGAGGTACATTATTTTCATCTGCATATACAGATTATAATTACTTTTACCCCGCTATTTCAGCAGACGGGAGTAAATTAGACGCGGGGTATATTTATTCGTACGATAGTGAAACCGGTACCGATAATAGCCGAGAAGTTTTATTCCCTATTTCAAATCCAATTAAATATGGAGATAAAATAGCAATGACTTTGGACGACCGAGATTTCAAGCTCTATAAGGGATTGGAGCTTGTCGCATCGGGAACAATACCGGACGAATTGTACATATACAGCGCATCGAGCTTCTTGTCTTGGAAGGGATTAAAGAAGGATATTGTGTATTCTTGCTCGATGATTTTACCACTCACATCGGCAGAGGGTACTTCGTCCAAGTTGAACTATTCCATTGAAGACTATATGAACGGAGAATATCCGCCCAAGACTATTTTGAGTTCAAGATTCTACAATGTAAAAACGACCTTTCTCTCGACATTCTCATACTCTAACTCGGGGATACAATGTGTTGGCGGCGCAAGTATTGGCAATAAGTCAAACTGCCTAAAAATTTCGCTTAAGGTTTTAACTTACAGCTACTCAAGGGAGTACAACCTGCCCGTTAACTCATTTTCGGCAAGTGGAATAAAGTATCGAATAAAATTTAACGTATATCTGCCGACCACAAATCCCAATGTCTCTAAACTACAATTAAAACTTGGGAGTTATGCCTTAAGCACAGCAGGTACTATTATATCAAAAACCGATAACATTGATAATAGGGGATATATCCAACCCAAAGATGAGTGGCAGGAAGTAGATGTCACTCTAAGAATGAAATATACGGGCACTCCCAAGCTTTGCCTTTTAAAGGGAAGTTCTAGCTATTATAGAGTAGAAGAAGAAACTACAGATGCTGTTTATGTAAGAGACATATATGCTTGGGGCATGGAAGGAATAGAAGGTCTCTTTTATGGGAACACTGAATGTGACTTCTGGATAAACAAGGGAGCTTCAAAATATAACTTAACACACTACAATGGGTATTCATTGCCTTGCTACGGTTCAAAGACCTATCTGCATAAAATTAAAATATCTGCATTTAACAACTCGTATTTCGAGTATTTTGATAGCTCCATCGCAGGATTGGCTCTATCGCAAATAATTCTGAAATTCGATGGCAATGTAGCTGATACTTCACAAGAGGAAGATGATAATATCAAGAATATCTTTGTTATGAATCTAAACGGCTATGAAATCTGCCGAGAACAAATACCCGCCGTTAATGCGGGCATGGCTTACAATATATATCCGCATAAGGGTATTAACAATTATTTTAGCAGTATAGACGTAATGCCTATGTATAGCTGTTCTTGTGGGGGTACGATAGACTTAATCTTTACCAAAACAGACTAAAATCATGAATAAATATATCACTATAGTAGAACTCGGCGAGGACGCCACCGACTTTGCCCAAATTATCGGTATAAGAGGTTTTGAAGCTTCACGATATATATGTGATGCCATAGATCCCGAAGGCAATAGAATTCACGGACAAACCTTTACGCTTCCAAAGAGTATTGAAGGTTTACCGCCCAATAAAGAAGCTATAAAAAGCGATGTGCTTGCCTCTTGGAAATCTGAAGAAGCCAAGCGCAAAAGAACCGAACAAATTGACACGCTGTAGTCTTGTATGGAACTAATAACATCACTTTGGGATAGCGGTATTTTAGGCGGAATTGCCACTATGATTGTAACGATTGTCGGGCAGTTATCCGCATTGAATACCCAAAAGTTTACAGCGGTTTTAGAAACGTTACAAAAGCAACAGACTGCCGATGTAGCCGCTCACGATGCCGCCTTTGCTCGTAGCGGAGACGGAGGCGTATTTGTAAGGAGGACTATGCTTTTTATGGCCTTTGCCATACTCGGTTTATGCCCGTTTATATTCGCCTTCTTTGAGGATATACCAGTGGCTGTCGAAACTCTCGAACAGAGCGGCGGCTGGCTCTGGGGATTGATTCCCGAAAAGGAAAGCTTTGCGGTGGCATATGTGAAAGGATTTTACCTCGCCGACGTCTGGAAGGAGCTTATGGCAAACCTCATATCGGCGTACATTGGAGCGGGTATCACTCGAAAAGCTTTTAGCATTGGGAAATGAGCGAGGAGTCTAAAGAGCTTGAACTTGTCGAGAAACGCCTTGATGTCCTTGAAAGAACCTTGTTTGGCAATGGACATAAAGGACTAAAGGCGGAACTCGTGGAACTCAAAACCCAAATCGAAACCTTTAAGCGCATAGCCGTATGGCAGATTGGTATTTTGGTCGCTATTTTCTGTGCGGTTTTAAAAAATATTTGGTGAAACCTTGCAACTAAACTGCAACTGAGCGATGCCATTAAAAAATGGAGATGTTGGTAATTAAGGACTTACAAATCTTGTCCAATTCCCTCTCTCTCCGCCAGTTTTTAAGCGTAAAAGGCAGATTTGCATTAAGTTGGGTCAACACCAAAGGTTGTGGAATAGGTTGATTTTTTAGATTTGCCTTTCATAGATTCACCCCGCATTCCACGAGGACTCTCAGTCTGTAATTTTCAAAGTTTCTGTATCCATAGGCTCTGCGTTGTATCAACTTCATCTTGCGGTGGAAGCCTTCCGTAATTCCGTTATTTTTTGTAAATCTCCACATTCTTATTATCGGCGCAAACCATTCGCTTATCGTTTCCGCAAGCTTCCCAAACTCTGTCGGCGCTTCGTATTTCATTATCTTCATCATTTCCTTTAACTTTCTTATGTTATCCCTGCATTGCTTTGCCGTCTGACTCTTTTTATTCAATAGCCCGCATAATCGCTCCTTAAATTCGTACGCAAGCTCTATTGCCGGATTTCCCCTAAAAAAGCTTTTAAGCCGCTCCATCTCTTGCGCTTTTAGCCTCTCTCTCCTTTTCCGCAAAGGATAAGTAATCGATCTCTTCCACTTTACTTCTTCCTGCGCACTCTTGCAAAATTCCATAAAGTGGTGGAGCACTAATCGTATCACATGAAACCTATCCGCTACTATCTTCGCCCTCGGAAAACATCTCCTTACGATACTTCGATATCCGCTCGATAAATCCATGCACACTACCTTCACATTTTCCCTGCCTTTGTACGACATTAGCGCGCCTGCTATATCGATATGTCTCTTCCCTTTAATAACATCGTATACCCTGTGGTGCGATAAGTCGGCTATCGTAGTCGCAAACTTGTAACCCTTGTGGATTGTGTGCTCGTCTATTCCTATAATTTCAGGACAAGGATAGTTGATTTGCTCTTTGAGCTTTTGCTCGTACCTACTGTGGATTGCCCGCTCAACCGTGCTTGCAGATATGCGGTAAATCCGAGCAATAGCCTTATTGCAAACGTTCCGAGCGTATTCACTTACGAGCCTGTTTTTGAACCTCTCCGAGTGACGAGCGTAAGGCCTTACTCCCTCAAGCCTTTCGCGAAAGACCCTTCCGCAATCGAGACACTTGTAACGCTTGCATTTTACCTTGAGATGATAAATAGCTCCGTTTTCAGATACGTGCTTAATATAACGCCGGTAGGAATCGTAATGAATCAAACGATGCGACCCGCATAAGCAGTCGGGTATACCCGACTGCTTATGCTCAACTTCCGCAAGCGAAAAGTCTTGACCAACTCTTACTGTCCTGAGTATCTTGTAACCCTTGATTAACACATTGGGCATTGTAGAACATTTTTTATTCTCTTTGCCCTCTTTTTTTTCTCCCATTCCACAATCTTTGACGTAGAGCGTTTTTATTGTCTAACACCATTGCAGCGAAAAATGCCCATTTTTTTGAATTTTAAACTCAAGCTTTTCTCTAAAAAAGGCCGATTTTGGGAAAATGTGTTAGACAATTTCCAGCAATTTTTGCCCTTAAAAAACCTTCATTTTTAGCCTCAAAACAGGCCTGAAAAGTGCCTTAAAAAACGCCGCTTTTTACCCGCCGTTTCGATCATTTTTTAAATGGGTGTTATACACTCTCTATCTGTGCCAAATAGCGCCAATTCGACTCAAATAACCTCTTATTTTGAAAGAAAATGGCGAAGGGAGAGCTGCGATTCTTAGGGCGTAAACTTTTGCGATTGCGTCTATGACTTGGGGGCACTCCGTTCTTATCGCAATTTCGTACGGCACAAAGTCTCCGCTTTCAAGGCACCCTGCAAGTATCCTATGCAGTTCAAGATGTTTTCCCTGTGAGCATTTTATCCTGAGTGTTCCCCTCCCATACCTTCCAAATACCGGAAATAAATCCCAAAAATATACATGGTGGGTATGGTAGTTTTTAGCGCCCAGGCTAATTCCATCAAGTGCCATAGTACCGCAAGGCAAAAGCAAGCCTTTGTCAATTTCGCATTCAAGGGAAACTTTCTTAAGGTAGTCGTCCAAGGGATTGTTTACATCCCTTGGATTTAAGTGTTTTCTAAAACTTTTCTGCCTCATTTAGTTGCCCAACTTTTCGATTTCCCTTGCGGTTAACATCTTCCCCAAGTGCTTTAAGGGAATTTGCGAATATATCTCCCATATATCGCAGGCGCGCCTTGTGGTGCGTTTGCGGCGGTTAAGTCTTGCTAAAATCTTTTTATTTTCCTTCGTCATAAATAATGTTCCTTTCTATTTAGTTTCATTAGAGTCCAAACCATTGGGCTCTTCACTTTCTTTGCATTTTGAGGATAAAATTTTCCGCCTTTGCCGAATCTTCTCGTCCAGTATAAACTCAAAGAGATTTGGCTTCTTTTCTTTTGCCAAAGTTTCCAGCTCATCTGCGGATTTGCTATCTGCAAGTTCTATAAACGAGGCGAATCCTTGCCGCGCGTAATAGCGCCTTGCGTCTAAACTGAGCTTCAAATAGAGCTCTGCCGCCTTGTTGCATTTGGCCTGCTCCAATTCTCCAACGGTGACGTTAAATGAAAGCTTAAGGCCCATTGCCTTGTTTGCAAAATATACGGCTCTGCTGTCTCTATAATCTATGCAGTGCGATATATCCCACTTCTCATAGCCGAACACCTTTGAGTAGTCCTTTTCATTTCCCTTAAGAATAAAGTTTGTAAAGTGCCACATGAGGTTTTCAGGCGTGACGTTCTCAGGCTCTGGAAAGGTTTTTATGAGATTGTCCAGATATGCTATCGCCTTGCCATGCTGGGCGAGTATTAAAAAATTCCACTCAAATTCAAAGTACGCGCTTTCCCAGAGCTTGCATATAAAGCGCCGCCTCTCATGGGTCTTTGCCAATTTAAGTATTCCCCAAATAAGCCTTACATAAGGAAACTCTTCTATATTCGCCTTTTGGCAGACTAATTTTGTTATGGCTTCAGATATGTCCCTACCGCCTCTGAAAAACGCCAATGTATCCTCATAGTCGTTACCGAAAAACAAGATTAGCGAGCCTTGATCAAGCACAGATAAAGGTGGCTTTTCTTTAACATCATTAGGCCATGTTTTGAAAGTAATGCGCTTCCAAATTTGCTTTGGAAGCCCAAAGGGGTGGTCTTTAATATATTTTTCAATCGTAGATTCGGTTAGAGTTTCAGGAAAATCTAAAAATTCCTCCACAGACTTTTCCGATGAATAGAAAAAGTAGCGCCGCTTTTCCTCGGACAATCCCATCAGAAAGTTTCGGTACTTCACATATTGCAGAGTGTTATTAAGCCCATTGCCTTCCGCCTCTTGAATTAGCTCCAATTTTAGCGGAGACTTTTCCATCGCAAGATAGGCAGGATAAATCGAAAAGCCCGTGTATTTAAGGTAATCAATAGAACTTTCGGCAGCCACCTTCTTTTGCTGTGCTGTGCTTAGATAGGCGTTATAAATGTAAAGCGAGATAGCCGGATCATTGGAAAAATTTATCCCCCACTTGCATTCGTAGATAAAACGCCTCAAATATCCCGCGCGGATATGTGAAAAGTCCATTTCAAGCGAATCTAAGTCAAGCCCGGAACAAACCCGAAAACTATTTTCTAAAATAGCAATGTCGCTCTTATCGAATAGATAGATTTCATTGGCAAGTTCCGGGCCAAATTCCGCCTTGATTGCTTCATAGACCCTCGCAAGCGCAAGCTCTTTAAAATAAGACTTTGGACTTTTTATGTGCTTTTTTAATTCAGGCCAAACGCTTACGGCCTTTTCATAGCTTGGCGCAATCGGCCCCTTAAGAAGCCTCTTGCGGATTAACGTGTTCGTTATAATTTCTGAATCTGTCATTTTTACCCTTTCTATTTTTTCTTAGAAGCCCACCGCAGGCTCCCTTCATTTTTTAGTTTTTCAGGGTAAAAATTTTCCTTTTTACAGAATGAGATGATTGTTTCAGAAAAAAATATAAACTCTGCGTAATAAGCCTTGTAGCATTGAGACTCAAAATTCATCAGTTTAACGAAAGGGCTTCAGATGTAATATTCCGTCCCAATGACTCAAAAAACGCCTTTGCGTCGGACTTCTTTATTCCAACCATATTCACATATCGGGAACGCAAGAGCGATAGGTCTCTATGCCCCATGTTTAGCTGCAATCGCGGCAAGTCTCTAAACCGTTTGGCAAAATAGCTTGCGTAGGTATGCCGCAAAACGTCTTGAACCCAAGTACCCTTAAAGCCCGATTCTTCACGGATATTCTTCCACTTCCTTCGCCAGTTTGGTGGGCATATAACGGACTCGTCATCGCTTTTATATTTTGCTAAAATCTGTTTTAGACTTGGGACTATTTCCACATGTCGTACGCCTCCTGTTTTAGAACATTGGGAACGCACAGTGATAAAACCTTCTTTCAAGTCTATATCTTTCCATTTTAGGCGCCGCACTTCTCTGGGGCGAATCCCCGCAAATAACAAGAGTCCAACCGCAGGCAGGCAGTTGCTATTTTTTTGAACTTTTGCACTTTTTAAGAGAGACTCCGCCTGCGTATGGGTTAGCGGGATTATTTCCTTTTCAACGACCTTGCGTTTTTCAATAAGCTTTATTGGGTTTTTATCGCACCATTCGCGCTTGAGGGCGAATTCAAATAGCCCATAGAGCATTGTGCGCGCCTTGTTGAACTGGCTTGGTGTCTTAAAAGTGGAAGAAAGGCACTGTTCACAGTCTCCGGCTTTTATTTCAGAAAAATAGGCTCCTCCAAGTTTTGGATTGGAATTTATTAGGCGGTTTCCCAAATAACGTATGTCTTTTAAAGAGTCCGGACGCAAATCGCGCTTAGTTTCAAGATATAGCAGAAACCCGTCTTTGATAGACCTCTCTTCATTGCGGATATGCCTAAGGCCAGTCGATATGACTTTGGCGCAAAATTGTAGTGGGGTTAAGCCGGACTCTTTTGAAAACGAGTCTAACGCGTTTCGTATTAGTCTTGCCGCGTCAAGTAGTGTAACTCCACGTTCGTTAAGTAGCGTTAAAGCTGATTGAGTGTTTTTGTCCATGGTATTAAGAATACGTATGTCAACATAAAAATTTCTTAACCCGTTTGTCTTTGTGGAGTTATTTCTCAATAAAGCGATTTTTACTACATCTCATTAAATTGTATTTTATTTAAAATATATCATTACTTTCTTTGAATCAAGATATTATAATTTTACACTGCGCGTGGTATTCTTAATACCATAGACATATTAGCAACAAGCACAAGAATATTAAATTATTTTTGAGTTGGATATTATGAAAACGACAACCATATTATTATTAGCAACTATAACTTCAGCGTTATCGCTTTCAGCGCAAACTCTGGATGATATCACATATAGCGGCGATACTTTGCCTGGACAAAATTACAGCTCGTATGTGATGAATAATGTAACATTTGAAAATTCGGATATACACGATTCGAATTTTTCTAACGCCACTTTGAATAACTTCACAATATTCGTAACCGAAGACAGCGGTTTAAGCAATTTGGATACTGAACGTTATTTTGCAAATCTGGATTTCTCAAGTTCCGTTTGGACTGGCGGAAAAATTTCCGGTTTAACTAGTAAAACTACCTCGTCACAAATTTATGAAGTATTTGTACCTGTCGTACTAAAAAATGTAAATTTTTCAGGGGCAACCTTAAGCGGGGTTGAGTTCTCTAGCATAGATTCCATTAAGGGTAGCACGAATTTCAAAGGTGCAAACCTCAGCGGGTCGAGTTTTTATCGTGTTGATGTTCGGGAAGCGGATAGCAGCCTGTTTGAAGACGCAACTATAAACGGCGTTTTATTCAACCAAGTTGGCGGTTTAAACGGAAAAATATTGGAAAAAACCGGAAGCTACAAAAAAGGAGATTTATCCGGCCTTTTAATTAGCGGTTATGCCTCTTCTCATACGGATCTTTCGGGTATGGATTTTAGCGGGATGAATTTGCAGGGTATGGGGGCTACTTTTGTCAACCTCAGTAATGCAAACTTTACCGGAGCCGATTTGCGTGACAGTGTATCATTTCTCACGGATACAAGCGGCGCCATTTACAAAAACACTATAATGTCCAATGGCGAAATAAACAACATAACCTTTAATTCAGAAAGCGATGTGCTTGTTGTGAGAGACTATAAAACCAATGCAAAGATTGCCGAAAACGCCGAATTATCCGCTGGTTCCATAGAACTTTTGGACGGTGCAAAGTTGGAAGTCATGGACGACGTAACTGTGACAATTTCAGACGAGCTGTCCATAAGTTTTGACGGAGAAATATCCGGTGTGAACGATATATTGTTGATGGGGGATAACTCTACCATAGTAATGGCAGGCTATGAAAGTAATGAAGAAGCGCAGGCAGCCTTTATCGGATTGTTTAAAGATTCCGAAGGCAACAGTGTTGATTGGGCTCCGGAATCTGTCGCTTCTTTCGTAACGGCAGCTATTCCCGAACCATCTACTTATGCGGCAATATTCGGAGCTTTAGCGATAGCCTTTGCGGCATACCGTAGAAGGAAGTAGCACGTAATTGCAGATAATTTCTTCGGAGCTTCTCTGTTGGGAAGCTCTTTTTATTTTTATTTATTTTTCTGATCGTTAGTACGGTAAATTCATCTACCGTTCTTCTGTAAAATCGTACAGTGATACGGCGTTTGCGGCTGTGCGGAGCTTGTCCATGCAGTTGCGGAGGGGATCGCTATTTTCGGGCTGTTGGGAGTTAGGAGATTTTATAAAAAGCCTTTCAAGTTGAACCGGGCTTTTGGTCTTAAAGCCGTTTGCAAGCTTTATTACAGCGTATCCCGTAGGGAACTCCTCCACGTTAAGCGGTACCTTTTCCAAACCGTTTGGAAAGAAACCAACACTACTGCCCGCAGAAAAAAGATCCATTTCGTCAACAAGCGCCTTTACCTCCCTTTCCTCAGAGCGGAATATAAAGCGGTTATTAAAATTTAGCATCAGCTGTTCGCGGTTTGCCCCGCCAACTGCCATATCAAGCGAGACTAGCCCCTGGGTGGCAGCCACTACAAAGCCGCCCTTGCTTCTAATCGTTTGCAAATTTACTCCGTCTCCAAAACGGCCGCAACTTGCTACGAGTGGGTATTCGTCCATTATTATCCCTGCAAGCCTGTTAAAATTTTGCCGCTTTTGTATCGCCCTGTAATAGCCTCCCTTTAGAAGCTTTGCCACAACTGCCGCCGAAAATCCGTCAACGCAGGCAGGAAAGCTTACTACCGCGATTTTTCCGCCTTCAACAAGCCTGTCTAAGTCAAGCCTATGCTTGCCAATCTTACTCAATAATCCTTCAACAGATGGGTTCGTAAAGGCGCTTAGCAGGTTGGATATTGTGCTTGTCTCATTTGACTTTGTACGGCTATCAAGGCTCTGCCACTCCAAGAACACCCCTCTTAGCCTTTCTAGCCTGCGCTTTAAAATTTCGTACTCTATGCGATGTTCGCGGGTTTTGCTTAGTATGTCTTCTATTGCCAATTCAAATTTGCCAATTTCGTACAATAGCTCATTCGTGTGGCTTAAAAAATTAAAAATTTCATTTAAAAAATTTTCAAAACATGGGGTGTCATACTTGAATAGTACATATTCCAGCACGCATGTTATGCGCTTTCGCAAAGCGTGCTGCCAGTAGCGCTCCCCCTCTTCGGGAACTACTTCCAATATGCCTTCCGCAAATTGAGACAGCTTTTTTAGGGAGTCAAAGCCACAGAGTGGGTCATAGTAAAATTGCCCTTCGGGAGCGAAGTCTAAGATGTCCTTATCCCTGCCGCACTCATTAGCCCAAGTTCTTATTTTTCCCAAAGTGCCGTCGCCTTTAAAATCAAATACGATTAGGGCGATTTTCCGCTCTTTGTCATATGCCTTATAGCGGATTAAGTCACGCAAGAGCACATTGCAGGTAGATGTCTTTCCGCTGCCCGTTGAGCCTATAAAAATCGTGTGCTTGCAAAGCACATCTTCGGAGATCTCCACAACTCCGCTCTTAAAGCCAATCCTTGCGACTATTTCGTCTTTCATAAAAAGACGTATCAAGCGCTCAAAATTTTCACTAATTTTTGCTTGAGGGATAGACCCTTTTATTCAAGCGCTCTTTTAGCATGTTTAGTTGTAATCGGGCTGGAACATTTGCCACGTTTTCAAGGAATCTAAAGCTAAATTTTTGTATGTCCTCCACGTATCTTAGCCGCTTCAAAAAGTTTGTCGCTTCAAGTGACAGCCCTTCCAATAGGCGCTTTTCGCGCCACAGCATGCCGTGCTTTATGTCCAAGTTCTTCGCCATTTTTCTAAGCGATAAATTATTTTTTCGCATTTCCTCCAAGCGCGATATCGCGCTATGTATAAAATGCCTTCCCCTAGGGCCAGCCTTCTTCTCATTGACTTTTACCCAAGTAGCGCAGGTAAGCTTAAAGGGAGATGTTATTTCCCAAAGCCCCAAGCCGCGGCTATTATTTATATTGAACTCTATTTGAAGAAAGTCTCCCAAGACCTTCGCGTATTCCTCCGTTGGATAGATTTTAAGCACACAGTTTCTCTTGATTGATTTTGTGCTGTCGCAGCAAATAACAAGCTTCTTTATGCATGCCTCCACAAGTTTTGACTTTTCTTCAAAAGTAAGCTCCTCGTGTATGCCCTCGTAGTTTTCCAAGGCGGATTCAATCTGTAATTTGCCCATATCGAACTTCTCATGAAGTGCGGAAAGCTCCTTTTCTACTTCCCTTAACCGCTCTTCGCGCAATTTCAAATCTTGCGCCTTCTTCCGCAAAATTTCCTTTGACGAGTTTTTTAATATATCGTCATCTCCCAATTCCCCAAATCGCTCAAGCGCCCTATCTATTTCAAGTTTAAGGTGCTTGATGCCGCAATTTAGCTCCGCTTCCTCTTTAATAAGACTTTCCCTGTAGGTTTCCGTAGAAGATTCAACGTCCTTTGCGCTCAGTCCCCTTGAGCCCACATACGCGAGCGCCGAAAGTAGCACATTGTCCAATATGCGCATCGCTATTTGTGTCTTGCAGCCGCAATTTGAGCGGTTGTGGATCTTGCGCGTGCAAGTGTAATAGTAATAATTGCTGCCGTCTTTGTGCTTATTGCCGCTCCAAGTGACTGTCATATGGGCGCCGCATGTGCAAAAAAGTTTCCCCTTTAAAAGGTAATCCTTGCGCCTTTTGATTTCCGGACAATCCCGCTTGCCCCTGTTTTCCTCAAGCTTCCTCTGGGCGGCTTTCCAGGTATCTTCGGATATAATCGCCTTGTGCCTGCCTTTAAATAGTTCAAGCCCCTTGGTCCTTCTAAATACAAAACCCGCATAGGTCGGATTTGCCAAAATCTTTCTTATTATGTTCTCACTATATGGCTTTGCCTTAAAAACTTTGCCGCAGCGCAACTTTCTCGGCGGAACGCAAATGCCCGCATCGCTAAATTCATTCGATATTTGGCTAGGTTTTTTGCCCAATAAAAAATCTTCAAAAATCTTTTTTATGTGAGGAGCGCAATTCTTGTCCACTACTATTGTCTTTGACTTGCGTCCGCTCAGATACCCTATCGGCGGCAATCCCGAAACATGGTAGCCCTGCTTTAAGGTTTGGTACATCTTGTCCCTGACTCGCTGGGAGGACTGCATGCGCTCAAAGCTTGCGCTTGCTATCTTTATGTCCTTTACGTATTCGCCAGACGGAGTGTCGTCGGTATTGAGGTCGTTCGTGTAAATGATTTTTACATTAAAATCGTTCAGTATCCGCTCAAATTCATAGTAGCTGAACTTCTCCCTCGTGATTCGGTCAAGGCGGTAGCTTACAACGTAGCTTATCCCTCCAGCTTTTATGCGCCTTACCATATCCTTGATCGCGGGGCGGTTCATATTCTTAGCGCTCTTTGCGCGGTCTATAAAAATTTCCTCCAGCTCAAGTTCCGGCCGCGACTCAACGTAATCCTTTATTATCTGGATCTGCGAGTCTATTGAAGTGTAGTCTATGTTCGCTAGCTGGTTTGCCGTTGACACCCTGGCATAACCAACAACTTTTTTCTTTTCCGTCATGGCCTGCCTTTCTTCGCGTCAAAATTTTCCGAAGGTTTTTTCTCCGATTCCAATGGCTCTTTGTACTTGCGGGCTTGGCGGTACCTCGTGGAGCGGCTGCCGCTTAGGTGCGCTGCGGGATTCTGAAGCCGGCTTATGCGTATGCCCCTCCGCAATATCCCGCGCACTATCGTCTCTCTTAGCAAATTTTCCATATCTTTTGCTACTGCCGATTAAAATTTCCCCCGCTATCGCTCCGGCCCATAGCCGTAAATTCTATCTTCGTAGGCGCCCTTATACCTCTCAAAACTCTTCAAAACGCTTTCGCTATCGCGCATATCCAACTCTTTGACCATCTCTGCTATGGGTATATTGTTCCTTACGGAAAACTTTGCGACAAAGTCCACCATGTACTTGTCGTCCGCGCGCTTGTTCTCAATTCTTGAACATATAAACGCTATGCCTTCATTGATCTTTTCCTCCTCCGTTTTTTCGCGACCTACCGCAGTTTGTGCGGGCATTTTTACCAAAATATCAGGCGGCTTTACTCCAAATGCCTCAAAAATACCCCTTAATGTATTTATCACCAGCTTTGAAAATGGCGTATATTTTCTACGGGTAATCCCGCTTATTATCTCTAATATTATCTTGCTTGCTTCATATATTGATTTACATAATCCAAAATCCGGCGCAGGTTCTGCATCGTATTCGCATAGTTTTTTACTATTTGCGAGAGCTTCACCATCTCTTTTTTCATAGTCTCCATTTCCTGGATCCTTTGCGCGTCTCTCGCTTCCATAAACGCTATCTTCTCCGAAAACTCTCTTGATTTGGCTTCCAACATTGCTTTCATAGCGTTTGAAAACTTCGCTGATTCGCGCTCCAAGATCTCTTCTATCATCTTGTATATTTCCTGCTTTTGGCATGCTGAATCCAGAATCAGGTTTTTCATGTTCTCCTTTGATACTTCCAACATGGCGTCCAATATAGGTTGCATGTCTTTGCTCTTGTTTATCTTCTCGTTCATAATCTTTTATCTTCCTTTCACTTAAATGTTTATATCTTGACTTCATAATGTCGTGGCGGCGCTTGTTTTCGGCCTCCCACAACTTGCGGTAGTCCACTTCGTCACTTTGCCTTAAATCAGCATTTTCTATATCAAATGTCTTTTCTGCGGCAGGGCCTTTCAGCCTTATGCGGGTATCGCCGCGCTTTACCGTAAAGTAATCCTTGCCTTGGCGCGGGATTTCCATTCCCTCTCTTTTCAATATCCCAAAAAGATCTTCCCGCGTTCGTACGATGCCTTCTTCTATTCCATCAAAACTCAATCGGCACACCTCATAATAAAGCTCTTTGCCTTTTTCACCCAGCCGCGCGCTCGCGCTAAGAAGCTTCCTTTTATTGCTTGGATCGCTAAGCTTGGGATTTTCTTGGTGCAGCATTTTACCCATAAGCTTATGGGCCTTTATGTCGCGCCGGTGCAAATACGGCGTAAATTGCCTGTTATTTGCCATGCAGAGCGTGTAAAAATTTAACTCATAGCTTCTGTCCGGATTGTGGTGCCTTATAAACAAGTAATAGAAGTCCTCATGGTCAAAGCCCGGAAAAAAGGTCTCTAATATGCACTCCTTCAAGCGCTCTTCAAATTCTATTCCGCCTATCTCGCTAAGCGGACGCTTCTCGCGGTAAACGTAGGTAAGCGACGGCTCCTTATACCTTCGGGCATATTTTCTCATGTGCATTATTACCCTCAAGTTTCCGCCGCCTACAACTTCGCTTGTCCTATCTCGCCCTTTAGAATCGGTATTTCCCAAAAGATATTCCAAGTCCTTATCTGGGCTTATTCGCTTGCCGATCATTTTTCATCCTCCTCTAAGGCGACGTCCAATATCACGTCCAAGCGATTGCTTATTGACATAATTTCACAAAGGATTTCGGGAAACCTCTCATGGGATCTTCCGCCTTTTGCCATTATGTTTATACCCCGGGCTATTTGATTGATATTTACACCTATGCGGTTCAATTCTTTGTACGCCTTATATAATCTGCCGAATTGGCGCTTCCGGCGAACCGGCCTCAATGTGGGGATTTTTATCCCGGCAAGATGCTTGTTTATAAGCTCGCGCAAAAGTTCGGATACGTCCATTTCGCAACTTCTGGCAATAGCTTTTATCCTGGCTTTTTCCTCTTCGGTGCAGCGCAACTTTATGATGTATTTGCGCCCGCCTTCTGTGGATGCGGCTTTCTTTTTAGGTGGCGTAGCGACCGGGGTGGGTCGAGGGATGGGGGCTCTGCCCCCGTCCCCGCAAGCCGGCTTTAGGGCACTTTGTGGCCCTAAAGCTGAGCTTGCCCTGATAAACCCCAGCCCATTTGCTTTGAATACGTTATATCCGATTCTCCATTTTTTAGAATAGGAAGGCTCTACTTCTGAAACCATTATAGCCCTCCTTCCTTGGAATTGCCGTTGGGAAAGAATTTGCTATATAATTCCGCGACCGAGTCAACGCCCCTTAGCTTTTCTGCGTCCAGGCCGTTCTTTACGATTTCCCATGCAATCTGCATGGCCCTCGGATGATCTTTTGGAACGTAACCGAGCCCGCTTCCCCTGATTACTTTTGTAATATTACTTACCAGTCTTTGTCTTGACGCTAATCCTTCCTTGCCCGTAAAGCCGCTCATCAAAACGGAAACTTTTTCTAAGAGTAGGTCTTTCGAAGCGTTTGCCGAAGTTTCAGTTAATTCGGGGTTCGCGCTAAGCCCTGTATTTTCTCTTTTGGGCGAATCTTCATGCTTTTCGGATATATTGCTTGAACCCGCATCTGCTAAATCCAAACTATCTTTTTGGGCGACATTGGATTTATTAAGCAGATGGGATTCTAAGTATTTCAGTAATTTCTCAATATTGTTCCATTCGGGCGATCCCTCCGCATATCTGTCCATGAATAAACTGATGTATTCGCGCATAGACTCAAACGACGCCTCTATTTTTTCTGCGTCAATCTGACCGTGGCCCACAATATCTATTCTTACCCCTAAGGACTTCCGGCTATACCCATTTGCTTCTTCCTGAAGAATATCAGGATTACCTTCATTATTTAGAAGCTCCTCAATATCATTTTCTTGCATCACTTTCTCAGAGGGTAATACCGATACCGCAGTACCCCCGTATCCAAACCGGTTTGGATAGTCAACTTTTGTGCTTTTTGCTTGCGGGGCAATGCTTCCGCTTTTGGCAACTTTTGGCCTTACTGAAAGCTTTTTTGGGGGGAATATGCTATTAACATACTCTTCGGCGTTACTTCGGCTCACTGCCGGGCCGGACAGAAATTTTTTAATTAATGCCTCAAAATCTTTCCGCTCAGATATTCTTAAAAACTTTACGACTACCGATACCCCGCAGTTCCGTAATTTTTCGCGCGTATCATGGTTCTTAATTTTACTAATTATTTTAAAGGCGTTTTTATTGTTTAAGAGCGTCTGGTCCGAAAAGCAACCATCCTTCAACCCCGTCTTCCTCAGGAAATCATTGTAACTTAGTTTCGCAAATTTCGGATTGTTCGTAAAAAGCACCTGAAGCGCACACGAAATTACATTCGAAAAGCCATTGTAATAACCCCTTAACCTTTCTAAAAATATGGTTTCTCCATGAACCGTATAATTTTTGTTTAACGCATTGAAAATTTCAGAATTAGTTCTGGGGACCTTCCGGCAAGATTTACTATCCGCTAAATACCAATCTGTACTTACAAACTCGTATTTTGTTATTTCTTCATTACCTCCTTTCCCGTCTTTTGTTACCGCGCAGGGGTCCTGAGCGATTGCGTTAATGGGTGTAGATTCTACAAGCTCTTTTTCATCCTTAGAATTTACATTGTCTGCGATAGAAGCAACTGTGGCTTCCACCCCTCTTATATGATATGTACTTTTTTCCATAATAAGAGGAGTATAGGAAGACCTCGCGCTTTTTTTTGATTTTTTTAAATTTTTAAAAAATTTTACCTCGTGGGAGTACTATAGTGGCACTTTTTTAGCAAAATGCGGAAAATCGTCTTCGCTTTTTCACTTACTGCGGCTTTGTTCATAAATTGAATTGAATGGAACTGCGCGATTTGTAATAATTTTGGAAGATTTGCATTATATAAAAATGGATTTGAACTCAAAAATTACGAACAAGGCCGCGCTCATATGGGCAATAGCCGATAAGATTACCGGTGTATATAAGCCCCACGAGTACGGTAAGGTTATTTTGCCGCTTACAGTCATAAAGCGTTTTGATTCCATATTGGAGGAAACAAAATCTGATGTTTTGGCAGCCTTTGAAAAATGCCGCAACATGGATAACGATATAATGCGGAACGAAATTTTAACAAAAGCTTCCGGACATCCTTTTTATAATACGAGCAAATATACCCTGCGCACGCTTCTTGACGACCCCGACCATATAGACGACAACTTTGCCTCTTACATTAACGCCTTTTCGCCAAACGTATGCGAAATCATTGAAAAATTTGAGTTTGCAAAAGACGAGCTGCCTAAAATGCGCGAATACGGACTCTTATTTACCGTATTGCAGGAATTTGGCACCAAAAAAGCCGACATGCATCCTTCGCGGGTGAGCGACATAGAAATGGGCTACATTTTTGAGGAACTAATCCGCAAATTTTCCGAAAGCTACAATGAGGAGGCCGGGCAACATTATACTCCGCGCGAGGTCATAGAGCTCATGGTGCACATACTGTTAAATTTTGACAACGCCATGCTTTCAAGTAAGCAAGCCCGCACAATCTACGACCCTGCCTGCGGAACGGGCGGCATGTTGAGCATAGCAAGCGAATACATAAAAAAGCACAATAGCTCAGCGGCTTTTTTGTGCTTTGGGCAGGAAATCAACCCCGAAACCTACGCCATAGCAAAGGCCGATATGCTCATAAAAGGAGAGAACGATAGCCTAATACGCAGCGGCAACACCCTTTCCGACGACCAATTCCCCAACCAGACATTCAATTACATAATATCCAATCCGCCATTTGGCAGGGAATGGAAGAAGGAAAAGGCGAGCGTTGAAAAAGAGGCAAAACTTACCAGAGAAAATGGCGGACGCTTCTTTATGGGGCTTCCTGCAATAGGCGATAGCCAGATGCTTTTTCTTTCAAACGCCGTCGCCAAGATGAAGCCTGTTGAGGAAGGCGGTAGCCGCGTGGCGATAGTCCACAACGGCTCTCCGCTCTTTACCGGCGACGCCGGCAGCGGCCCAAGCAATATCAGGAAATACCTATTGGAAAACGACTTGCTTGAAGCCATCATCGCCCTTCCAAACGACATATTTTACAATACGGGAATTGCCACATATATTTGGGTGTTAAGCAATAACAAAGAAAAGCGCCGCATGGGCAAAGTTCAGCTTATAAACGCCAATGGCCTGTATGAAAAGCGCCGAAAGAGCCTAGGCAACAAGCGGAACGACATACCCCAAACCGCCATAGATGAAATCGCAAAGATTTATGGCGACTTCCGCGAGAATAAGCTAAGCAAGATTTTTAAGAATGAAGACTTTGGTTACCGCAAAGTTGTGGTTGAGCGCCCCCTACGGGACGAAAGCGGAAAGCCCATACTAAAAAAGGGGAAAGTTCAGGCGGATCCAAAATTGCGCGATACCGAAAACATACCGCTTTCCGAAGATGTCGCAGAATACATGAAGCGCGAAGTCTTGCCCTACGCCCCCGATACTTGGATAGACGAAAGCAAGACAAAAATCGGCTACGAAATTCCATTTACGCGCTACTTTTACGAATATACTCCGCCAGTGCCCTCCGAGGAGCTCAAGCGGGAAATTTTGCAAATTGAGTCCGAACTGAAAGGTTCAATCGAAAGGATTTTTGGATAATATGAAACCCAGCGGCATAGAGTGGATAGGCGATATTCCCGACGATTGGCAAGTTAGAAAGCTTTTATCTTTATTTAAAGAACACAAAGACAGAAACAAAAACCTGGAAGAACAGAATTTGTTGTCACTCAGTTACGGTAAAATTAAACGTAAGGATATAAATAATAATGACGGTCTTTTGCCCGCATCATTTGAAACCTACAATATCGTAGAAAAAGGAGATATTGTTTTTAGGCTTACTGACTTACAAAATGATAAGAGAAGTTTGAGAACTGGAATTGTGACACAACGTGGAATAATAACATCTGCATATGTGACTATTCGTCCCAAGATTAAGTTAGATTCACGTTTTTACCATTATCTATACCATATGTATGATATTTGTAAAGTGTTCTATGGAATGGGTGACGGGGTCAGACAAGGAATGGGATTTGAAGATCTGAAAAACATACCAACCTTGATTCCACCTCTTAAAACCCAAGAAATAATAGCTGATTATTTGGATGAGAAATGCGGGGAGATAGACGCGACGATAACCAAGCAGAAGGAGAGCATAGAAAAACTCAAAGCCTATAAGCAGTCATTGATATCCGAAACCGTCACCAAAGGCCTTGATAAGTCCGCCCCCCTCAAACCCAGCGGCATAGATTATCTCGGCGATATTCCCAATGATTGGGAAGTAATTAAAACAAAATTTCTTTTTAACGTATATGGAGGATCAACGCCAAAGATAAACGTTCCAGAATACTGGGGAGATAAAATTACTTGGATAACACCTGGAGAATTGGGCGATGATATTAAAATCGTTTTAAATTCTAAAAGAATGTTATCTGAAAAAGGATTAAATTCATGTGGAGCGACGTTGGTTTCCAAAGGATCAATAATTATTTCAAATCGGGCACCTATAGGTCAAGTTTGTCTTGCAGGAAGTGAATTGTGTACAAACCAAGGTTGTAAATCTCTAGTAGCTAAAATAAAGTTATCTTGTTTATTCTTTTATTATTTCTTCAAAGTACAGTCTGAAGTACTGAATATGTTGGGGAATGGAACTACATTTATGGAACTTTCAACCTCAGATTTATTAAACTTTAAAATACCTTGTCCTACAATCAAGGAACAACAGAAGATAGCAGATTATTTGGACAGTAAGTGTTCCCAAATAGATAAATATATCACAGAAAAGCAAAATATAATACAAAAACTTGACGCATACAAAAAATCCCTTATCTTCGAATACGTAACTGGAAAACATTATTTTATATAGAAAGGAATGCCAATGGAAACATATGAGAATGGATTTACAGTTGAATATCACACAGAATCTGAAATGAGGATAGATCTCTCTGAGCTCGCAGAGTCTTTACAAGGATGGGCTAGAGAGTATGATAGTTTCTGTAAAACTCAATTAAAGGGCGAAACAACAAGTAAACTTTTAATAACAGGTGTGAGAGGAAATAGTATTGATTTTGACTTCATTCAAAATTCTCTACCAATCATATCGAGCAATTTTCCGATTATTCTAAGCTTAAGTGAATTTATTTCTAATATAAAAAATATTTGTGAATTTTTCAAAGGAAATCCTCAGGCAACAAAACCATCAAAAACCTCTACAAAAAATGTAATATCTATACTTTCTCCATCAACAAATGGATCTGTTGGGAATATTTCCGTAAAAGGAAATAATAATATTATTTATAATTATAATATTACTTACAATGATGCAAATCAAATAACGCAAGCGGGTAAAAAATTTTTGGAAGAAACTTCAGAAAGGGAGGAATACTTAACCAATAAATTTTTACGTTTTTATCAGGCAAGGAATGCTAGATCTCAAAAAGGAAATAAAGCAATAATTGAAGATATTTCTCAAATTCCAATTAATACGACGTTTGATTCTGATGAACTAAAAAATAGAATATTACACCCAGATAAATACAACATATTTGATGTTGCTTTTAAAGTAGATCTAAGGGTAAAAATAAAAGATGACAAGATTAATGAATATGTTGTTGAAAAGTTACATGAAATAATTTCGTTAGAACCTACAAATGAATTAGGATTGGAAGACAATCTTTTTGAAGATGACATATAATATAACTCCATGACTCACTTTAACCACAGGGAAATCAAGTTGGAGGAGGCCATTGAGGCGTATTTGTGCTCGCCCGAGGGCGGATTCATTAAGGGAAGCGACAAGAATTTTAACGCCCGCTTGGCGTTGGATACCCAAACTTTGCTTTCATTTGTAAAATCTACCCAGCCCAAGGCTTGGGAGCGCTATCAGGTAATTTATGGTTCCGACTGCGAGCGCAGATTCATAAAGCGCTTTTGCGAAGAGGTTGAAGCCGACGGCCTAATTCAGGTTTTGCGCCACGGTATAAAAGATAGGGGCGTAAATTTTATGGTAGCGTATTTTGCGCCTGAAACCTCCATAAATCCGGACCTTGCGGTGCGCTATAAGAGCAACATTTTGCACTGCGTGCGCCAATTCCATTATTCGCCCAGCGATACGCAAAATACGATAGATATAGTTTTACTCCTAAACGGAATACCCATTGCAGCTCTTGAGCTGAAAGACGAATTTTCAGGCCAAAACGTCGATGACGCCATATACCAGTACAAAAAAGACCGCGACCCGCGCGACCCCATTTTTGCCTTCAATCAGCGCCTGCTTGTGTATTTTGCGCTCGATTTGGCGCAGGTATTTATGACAACTCAACTTGCCGGCGCCGCAACCTACTTTCTGCCCTTTAACCAAGGCTCAAACGGCGCGGGTGAAGTCGGCGGCAAGGGAAACCCTCCCAATCCCGACAACTTTATGACTGCCTATCTCTGGGAAAATGTACTCCGCAAAGATAGGCTAATGGAAATTCTACAGAAATACATTCACCTTGATGTAAAAAAAGACGGCAGAAAATCCATAATATTCCCGCGCTACCACCAGCTTGACGTAGTCACAAAACTTTTGGCCGACGTAAAGGCAAATGGAACCGGCAAAAACTACCTCATTCAGCACAGCGCGGGCAGCGGGAAGTCTAATTCCATAGCCTGGCTTGCGCACCGCCTTTCGGGGCTTCACGACGCAAACGACAAAAAAATATTCAACTCTGTAATTGTCGTTACGGACCGTAAGGTATTGGACTCGCAGTTGCAGGATACGGTTTATCAGTTCGACCATGTCCGCGGGGTCGTTAAAAAAGTCGAAAAAAATTCCAAGGAGCTGTTGCAAGCTATAAACGATAGAATCCCGATAATTATAACAACCCTTCAAAAGTTCCCTGTGATATTCGAGCAAATTAAGGCGGGCGGGCGGCGATTTGCAATAATCTGCGACGAAGCCCATTCCTCCCAAACGGGCGAGGCCGCAAAAAAGCTCAAATTCGCCCTCGCCGACATGGGAAAGGAGCTTGAAGAGGCGGCAAAAATTGCAAGCCAAGACGAGAACGCAAAGCCGGATTATCAGGATAAAATAGTTCAGGAGTTGGCCTCGCACGGGACCCATAAAAATATGTCGTTTTTTGCTTTTACCGCCACTCCAAAGGGCAAAACTTTGCAAATGTTTGGCACTAAAATGCCCGACGGTACCTACCGCGCGCTCCACATTTACTCTATGCGCCAGGCCATAGAGGAAGGCTTTATATTGGACGTATTAAAAAACTATACGACATACAAAACCTACTATAAAATTGCCAAAAGCGAAGAAAACGACCCCGAATTCAACAAGCGCAAAGCATCGCGGGCAGTCCGCCAATTTGAGTCGCTGCACCCGCACAATATATCGCAAAAGACGGCGATTATGTTGGAGCATGTCCGCGATATAACCTCGAAAAAAATAGGCGGGCACGCAAAGGCAATGGTAGTTACCGCCTCCCGCCTGCACGCGATACGCTATTTCAAAGAGTTCAAAAATTTTATAAGGGACAATGGCTATAAGAATTTAGACGTGCTTGTTGCATTCTCCGGAGAGCTTGTCGACGGAGAAGTCTCTTACACTGAGGAAAAGTGCAACAAGACAAAAAGCGGCGAAACCATAAAAGAAAACCAATTAAAAGAGTATTTTAAGAGCGACGACTTCAATATTCTAATTGTCGCGGAAAAATACCAGACGGGCTTTGATGAGCCCTTGCTGCATACAATGTTTGTCGATAAGCGCCTAACGGGCGTCAAGGCCGTGCAAACGCTCTCGCGCCTAAACCGAACATGCAAAGGCAAAACCGATACCTTTGTGCTGGACTTTGTAAATAGCCCCGAAGACATAAAGGAGGCCTTTCAGCCCTTTTATCAAGCTACCGTTTTGCAAGAGGAAACGGACCCCAACCGAATATATGACCTAAAAAAGTATCTCGATAAATCGGCGGTATATACGCAAGAACAGATAGACAATGTCGCGGACATCTACTTTAAAAGCGGAGAACAGGACAAAAATGCCATCGGCAAAATGCGGTCAATTCTCGATAGTTCCGTGAAAACTTATTCCGATTTAAAAAGAGAAGATCAGGACAAATTTTTGTCGGCATTGGAGTCCTTCGTAAGTTTCTACGGTTTCATAACTCAAATATGCAGGATGTATGACAAGGACTTGCTTAAATTTGCCATATTTGCAAAGTTCCTCCTGAAAGTAATCCCGCGAGACAAAAGTGAAAAAGTCCATTTGGACGACATGATACTTTTAGAATACTACAAAAACGAAAAGAAGTATGACGGAAGCATAGCGCTCGATGAGTCCGACGGGAAAGTCGCACCAATGACAGGTAAAGGGAAAAAATCCGAACCTAAGCGAGACAAGCTGTCCGTGATTGTCGACGATATAAACAAACAATTCGGAACCAACTTCACCGAGATGGATAAGGTCTTAAAACAGATAGAAAACGACCTTATAAACGATCCGGAACTTCAAAAATTTGCAAAGAGCGACAGAGAGACTATCCGCATCGTTTACGATAAATTATTCCCGTCAATACTTGCAAATCGCTACGCCACAAATGAGGACTTCTTCTCAAAAATGTGTAGCGACAAGAAGTTTATGAGCGATGTAATGGCAAGACTATTCCCCATAGTCTTACAAAGGTTGGGCAAATAATTGCCTATTGCTGTTGTGGGTTTGCAAAGTTATATCGGCAAAAATATCGGCATATTTTTTGGGTTTTATACTTTACTTATGTAAATTACTTGCGATAATACAATAAGTTAAACTTTATGACAATCGGCAAAAACATCGGCAAAGTTATTCCAATGAAGGTTTCAAGTATGGAACCTATGATGCCGCGCATTACGCCTGAACTTATCTCGCTTTCAGGCGCTATTAGAGAAAGAATCGGCGGATTAAAGGAAAAACTTCATCCGATTACGGCAAAAGCTGTCTCGGCAGTCGTCGCCGACATGAACAGCTACTATTCAAATTTAATCGAAGGACATCATACATACCCGAAAGACATAGAACGCGCCTTGCAAAACGATTTTTCCTCGAATCTGCAAGAGCGGGACAAGCAACTTTTAGGTCTTGCCCATGTAAAGACCGAAAACGCCATATTAAGTTACGCAACGGAAGAAAATATATTTACTCCCGGAACATTGCTCAAAATCCATGAGACTTTTTATGCAAATTTGCCGGAATCGATGCGACTCTCAAAATCGCAAAGCGGCAAAGAATATCAAATCATTCCCGGAAAATTCCGAAATTTTGAAGTTGCCGTGGGCGCTCATCAACCCCCAGCCTCAAAAAGTTTAGAGAAGTTCATCGCAAGGTTCTGCGAGGCTTATAAAAATATCCCAATAGGCGAAATTCTGATTGCCGCCGCGGCATCTCATCACAGGTTGGCGTGGATTCATCCTTTTGGAGACGGTAACGGTAGGGTTGTGCGCATATTTACAAGCTCTCTACTCAAGGCATACGGACTAAACGGAGGCGGAATATGGTCTATTTCCCGCGGGCTTGCAAGAAACCGCAGTCAGTATTACGCAAAGCTTGCAATCGCCGATCAGGATAGACAAGGCGATCTTGACGGACGAGGCACTCTTAGCGAGCGAAGCCTGATTAAATTTTGCGAATTTTTCCTTTCCACAATGCTTGATCAAATGGACTTCATGCTTGGCGTCCTGAAATTGGATTCCGTAATAAGCCGATATGCCCGCTTAATGCATGAGGTATTCCCAAAGAAATCGGAACTTTGCCTTCGCATTATAAAAGAGCTTTGGACTTTTGGAGAAACGCCCCGCGGGAAGATATGCGAAATAACTGGTATGTCCGAAAGGGCTTCGCGCGCAATTTTATCCGAACTTGAATCCAAGGGTTTTGTAAAAAGCGATTCTCTTAAAACGCCCGTTCATATAAATATTTCCGCTGATATATCCGAACAAATCTTCCCCAATCTTTTCATAGGTTAAAATTTGGATTTTAGTCTTATGCTTGCAGATGCATTGACTAATTTTTTATGAATGGATTTTCTGAAAGATTCTCCAAAAATAGATTATAACTAAATACTAAGCAAATAGCGACAGCATTTTTAAATTACTGATATAAAAATATTAGGGCTTATTGTTTCCCTTGTAATAGTACGATTGCACTATCCCTTTAAGAATAATATCCCTGTTATTGACATCGCTTGTAAGGTTTTCTCATTCCCGCTAAGATATTAATAACTTCAGAACGTAAAACAGCTACGCTCATGTTACTAGCTCTCCATCATGACAAGCTATTTTCTGAGCAGTAAACAAAATTTATTGCTAAATTATAAAATAAAACAACCACTTTTACGAAGATAAGTGGTTGTGAGCCTATTAAATAAAATAACGACTTAGATTAAGAATTTATTTAACGTATCTTTCTTTAATAGATTCGGGAATTATATATTCAAATATTTTCCAGTCAGCAGGTGAAAATTCATCATAAATAGTATCTGGACAATTATTCACAAACTGCGGTTGTCTTCTTATGAGCGGCTCCCAGTTCAAAACATCAAATTCCTCCCACTTATCGAACTTGTCTGCAAATTGTGGTTGTTCACTTAGGAGGCGGCTCCAATCCCAAGTATCAAATTTTTCCCACTTATCACACTTGTCCGCAAATTGTGGCTGTTTACTTAAGAGCCAGCTCCAATTCTCAGTATTAAATTCTTCCCACTTGTCGCATTCTGATGCAAGCCCTAGATTCTTCTTCAATAGAGCAAGCCAGCCTGCTGCATACTCCTTTGATTTTTCTAGAAACTGCGGTTGTTGTACTATGAGCCGTCGCCAGTCTATATCGTCAAATTTCTCCCATTTGTCACACTTATCTGCAAATTGTGGTTGTTCACTTAGGAGACAGCTCCAATCCCAAGTATCAAATTTTTCCCACTTATCACACTTGTCCGCAAATTGTGGTTGTTTACTTAGGAGACAGCTCCAACCCGAAGTATAAAATTCTTTCCACTTGCCACATTCAGATGCAAGCTCTGGATTCTTCATCAATAGAGCTACCCAACCTGCCGCATACTCTTTTGCTTTTTCTAGAAACTGCGGTTGTTGTTCTATGAGCGATTCCCAGTCCGAAACGAGAAATTCATCCCACTTGTCACACTTATCCGCAAATTGTGGTTGTTCAATTAAGAGAGGACTCCAACTCCAAACCCCAATATAAAATTTCTCCCACTTGTCGCACTTGTCCGCAAATTGTGGTTGTTTACTTAGGAGACAGCTCCAATCCCAGGTATAAAATTCCTCCCACTTGTCGCATTCTGGTGCAAGCTCTGGATTCTTCATCAATAGAGCTACCCAACCTGCCGCATACTCTTTTGCTTTTTCTAGAAACTGCGGTTGTTGTACTATGAGCCGTCGCCAGTCTATATCGTCAAATTTCTCCCATTTGTCACACTTGTCTGCAAATTGTGGTTGTTCACTTAAAAGACGGCTCCAATCCACAGTATTAAATTCTTCCCACTTGTCGCATTTAGAAGCAAGCTCTGGCTTTTCTATCAATAGAGCAAGCCATCCGTTTTTATATTCTTTTGCTTTTTTTCAAACTGAGGTTGCTCGCACAATATATCTTCCCAATCATCGGTAGAAAATGCTTCCCATCCATTAAAATTTTCAATCGAATCATTTTGCGTTGGATTCAAGAATGTTTCTTTGAATTCTTTGTATTTCATAATTATACTATCAGTAGTTATTCCCTATATTTATATTAAAACCCGCAATTGTGAATGACTTCAAATACTGGGTTGGTTTCCCGCAGAAGTAAGGATATGCCAAGAGGTATTTTGAGATTTCCCCCTCAAAACCATAAATGCATCTGTTGTTAGATTTAGTCGAGATTAGGCGCTTAATAATGCGACTCTCAATTTTGCAATTTCAAAGGCGATTTTTGCGCAGCCTAAGGCGTGAGATTTGCTAAAGGCCGTAGTTATAGATTTCTCCAAATATTTTAGGATTTCTTCGGCCGCTTCTCTTTCTAATCGCAAATTATCAATTATTGCGCCTAAAATTTCTTCATTAAGAGCCGAATCGCATTCTTTCTTTTTCAAAGCGTTTCGCCACTTGCCTAAGGTTAAACAATCGCAAGCAGTTAATTTGTGTGCCGCTCCAATCCATTGTTCTTGGAAAACAAGAACGCCGTATGTTTCCTTTGTAATCTCGCTAATGATGGGGTGTATTTTCCTTACGCCATCTGGATTTATTTTATTTGCAATAAGTTCATCGAGCAAATCGCAACACCCCGGCCGATTGTAAGCAATTATAGCGGCCAGTTCTAACAACGAATTTGGCTTTAATTTTTTGGCATATTCTTTAGCCGACTTATATTGAAAATATGGTATTCCAAAGAAGTTTTTATCGGGATTTTCAAAAAATTTGAATACATCAGAATCGCTTGGATCCTTAGTAGCATCTATCATTTCTGATAACTCGCGCGCGATATCCTCAAACTCGTTGGCTGACGCTCCAATAATCATTGCGCCACTTTCCTCGGCCTGAGTCCTAAAGTCTTTTGCTTGAAAATCAGGAAGCGGATAATTCCCGATAGCTATTATTCCTCCGCCATTGTGGAAGACATTGGGGTATTTTTTATATAAGTAATCCTCAACAAGATAAGGCTCTTCAGATATATGAAAAGTTGGAATATTTAAATTTTGCGCTGCCGAAAACTTATCGAAAACTAATCCGTATTTTATTGGATCAAACTCAGTAATTCCCAAAATGTATGCGATGATACTACCGCTGGCACTCCCTCTAAAGCAACGCGCGGATAGCCCGTCTTTGCGCATGGTTTCAAGCAAATCCCAAACAATTAAAAATATATTATCAAAGCCTGTCTTAGATAAAAAATCTATTTCATCATTGATGCGCTCTGAAATTTCCGCTTCAGTATTTGGGTAAAATTTCTGCAGATTTCGTTGTACAGAATCTATTAGAAAATCTTTATTTGAGTTATAACCTCTTGGGAGTTTAAATTGCGGATAGTTTCGGGTGTGAGCCAAAAATGCTTCATCGACGTCAAATAATGAAGCGTCTACCTCGCATTTTGTTTCCGCTATGCGAATGAATCCACGCCTTTCCAAATCATTCATTATTGAACAAGCTTCACCAAACCCAATCTTTATGTTTCGTTGAAGAAAACTTGTCGAAACTTTCCTCTTAAGCTTTATCAGCTTAATAGCCTTAATATAGTTATTGTATCGCGATGATTTTTGTATTTCTCTCAT